CATTAGATACAACCACATTCAATTCATTAAACTTCCTATACATGGTGTTTTTTATTCCAGTATAAAACTTTTCTTTATTCATATCATATAAGTTATTTAATTCGAATCTTCAACTCCGGGCACGATCGGCGGTAGTAGTCTATCCCGATGTGTTCAACCTTTATTTTAAAGGTATCTTCAATCCATCGGCCCAAGAGTACTTCAAAATCAACCTGATTAACGCCAATCATGTTACAAATTTTGTTCTTATATTCAAAATGATAGTATACCTCGCCCGATTTTTTATCAATTACGATTTCAGCATATTCATCATTTTTATAACCAAGATACAAAGTATCGCCATCATTACGTTCAACCATTTCCAGTTTATTAAACTTCCTATACATGGTTTTTTTTATCCCCCCATATAACTTCTCTTTATTCATGTCATTTAACAATATTTGAACATTACATAGATCGCGGAGAACACCACAATATTTATCAGCCAAGCAATAACCTTAGTTTTGTTTCAATCTATAATAGACGTTATGTTCTTTTTTAAACCTGGATAGAAGAGCTTTCAAGTTTGTATTGGATAGAATGTCTTGATATGTTATCTTGCGAACGCCATGCTTGTTCTTAAAATCACGAGTTATCATTATGTGGTATGATACCTCATCCCCCATTAAACGTGCTTGCAGAAGAAAGGATTTGCCCTTTACATGGAATCCAGCAATGTAGATATCAAAAGACATATACAAGTACTCCGATAGCGAAGTTATATAGGTCGGTCGCAAATCCAACTCTTCGCATATCCTAACCAAATCAGCATGAAAGGTCGCTTTATTTAACTTTTCGTTTCGAAATTCCGTCTCCATAATAATACTCATATTGGCCAAATGAAAACAATGATGCATTCTCAGGTGTTTCATTCTGAAGATATTCCTCCAGATGTGTTACAACAATATAGTCCAAACCCAATGTGTCCAAAATGTTTTTTAGATCATTATAGTGGGTTCTCTTTAAGGCTCGCCTATGGTCCTCATTAAATAATCGATCCCTTTCTGCGGCTTCTTCCAAGTTCGAAAGAATCACATACAGATCATTCAATGTCATTGTGGAATTATTTTCGATAAGGCATCCACCACCATGTGATTCAATCTTCTTAATATAAGATTCACGCTCCTCTTCATAATAAATTTTAACCATATGAAGATCTCTAATTCGCCAGGAAAGAAAATGCAACTTGATCGAACTAATGTCTTCATAATTCACGGATACCTTTTGAAGAACTTCCCCCTTGCTGTTGACAATTTCTCCGTCAATCCCCGTCATAGTAAAGAGCTTTACTTTAATGGATGTTTGTTTGTCTTTATATGACAAATACGGATAATCACGCAGGTATAGATCAAATATTGTCATCTGACCACCATGTTCCCTAACCGCTTTTTGAATTGTCTCTATGAAATGTTCCATGTTAGTTTTTAGTTTAATTGAGCCACAAAGGTAACGGTCTTAATTGGTATTTGCAAATCGTTTTTTATTTTTTTTTTATTTGAACCTTTATTTGTTCTCAGAAGCCCCCATGAATTAAGGTTAACCGAATATTTATTATAATATTATAACAAAATGAGCAAAGAAGAATATTATAGTAAAATAAAAAGATTCGTTTATAAAAGGTTTAATGAACTGGAAGTAGTTGAACGTGATAATGGGGATATTTTATATTTTCGTTATGATAATGAAGAATACGCTCAGATTCGAATTAATAAAAAATTAGGTTGGGTTTTATATTCTAATAGATTCAGAGGCAAAATTAATAAGATATTTCGGTTTGAACAGATTGATTTTGAAATACTTTTGAAGAGCTGGGTTGAAGAAACCTTTAAAATAAAGGTGATCAACACCCTCTTGACAAAAATTATGGATATTCCAGTTGTTGAAGAAACCTTTAAAATAAAATTTAGATAACATGAGCAAAGAAGAATATTATAATAAAATAAAAAGATTTGTTTATAAAAGGTTTAATGAATTAGAGGTATTCGAAAGCACTGATGGGAAGAAAATACTTCTTCATTATAAAAATAATGATTATGCAAATATCCTAATTAAGAAAGAATTTGGTAATGTATACTACCATTATGAATTTAAAGACAAATTTTGTAAGTTAATTCGTTTAAAAAAGGTTGATTTTGAAATACTTCTGGGCAGATGGGTTGAAGATACCTTTCAAATGGAGGTGAGTTGCCCCACTGTAATCGCAGGCTACCTGATTGACTGGTTGAAGATACCAACCAAATAAAATTTAGATAACATGAGCAAAGAAGAATATTATAGTAAAATAAAAAGATTCGTTTATAAAAGGTTTAATGAACTGGAAGTAGTTGAACGTGATAACGGAAATTTTTTATATCTTCGTTATAAAAATAAAGGATATGCTGAAATCCTAATTAAGAAAATATCAGGTCTGGTTTTATATACTAAAAGATTAAGAGATAAAATTAATAAGATAGTTCCATTGGAAGAGATTGATTTTGAAATACTCCTGAGCAGATGGGTTGAAGATACCTTTCAAATGAAGGTGAATCACACCTCAGAATTGACAGAATGGCGGGCTCTCTTTGCGTTGAAGATACCTTTAAAATAAAATTTAGATAACATGAGCAAAGAAAAATATTATAATAAAATAAAAAGATTTGTTTACCGAAAGTTTGAAGACCTGGAAGTGGCTGAACGTAATGATGGAAATGATTTGTACCTTCATTATAAAAATAAGCAATATGGTGAAATCCTAATTAAGAAAATATCAGGTGAAGTATACTATAATTATGAATTTAATGACAAATTTTTTAAGATAATTAATTTAGAAAAGGTTGATTTTGAAATACTTCTGGGCAGATGGGTTGAAGATACCTTTCAAATGAAGGTGAATCACACCGGACGTCTGCCATATATAGCTGATATTCGGTTGAAGATACCTTTAAAATAAAATTTAGATAACATGAGCAAAGAAGAATATTATAGTAAAATAAAAAAAATTGTTTACCGAAAGTTTGACGAACTGGAAGTGGTTGAACGTAATAAACGAAATGACTTGTATCTTCGTTATAAAAATAAAGGATATGCTGAAATCCTAATTAAGAAAATATCAGGTGAAGTATACTATGATTATGAATTTAAAGACAAATTTTTTAAGATAATTAATTTAGAAAAGGTTGATTTTGAAATACTTCTGGGCAGATGGGTTGAAGATACCTTTCAAATGAAGGTGAATCACACCTTCTGCTGCTGGTATCGTGCAGCAAGGAACGGTTGAAGATACCTTTCAAATGAAGGTGAATCACACCCTGCCGAAAACGGAGCATCGAAAGATATGGGTTGAAGATACAAACCAAATAAAATTTAGATAACATGAGCAAAGAACAGTATTATAATAAAATAAAAGTATTCATTTACAGACATTTTAATGAACTGAAAGTGGCTAAACGTAACGATGGAGACGACATATATCTTCATTATAAAAATAATAGATATGCTGAAATCCTAATTAAGAAAAAATCAGGTGAAGTATACTATAACTATGAATTTAGAGACAAAATTTGTAAGTTAATTCGTTTAAAAAAGGTTGATTTTGAAATACTTCTGAGCAAATGGGTTGAAGATACCTTTCAAATGAAGGTTAAGACCATCGACGTAACCGATGTATTGCTCTATTTTCTGGTTGAAGATACCAACTAAATAAAAACTAAATGATATGAGCAAAGAAGAATATTATAATAAAATAAAAAAATTAATTTACAGAAAGTTTGATGAACTAGAGGTATTCAAAAGTACTAATGGAAAGAAAATATATCTTCATTATAAAAATAGTGAATATGCAAATATCCTAATTAATAAAAAATCAGGTGAAGTATACTATCATTATAATTTTAGAGACAAATTTTTTTATACAATTCGTTTAGAAAATGCTGATTTTCAAATATTCTTGAAAGGATGGATTGAAAATACCTTTCAAATTAAGGTAAGTCACCCTGCTGTAATCCCAAGCCACCTGATTCGTTGGTTGAAGATACCAACTAAATAAAATTTAGATAACATGAGCAAAGAAGAATATTATAGTAAAATAAAAAGATTCGTTTATAAAAGGTTTAATGAGCTGGAAGTTATTGACCGTAATAATGGAAATTTTTTGTATCTTGGTTATAAAAACAAAGGTTATGCTGAGATTGTGATCGATAAAAACTCAGGTTTGGTTTACTACTATACTGGATTCAAAGATAAAATTAATAAGATGGTTCCGTTGAAAATGCGTGATTTTGAAATTCTTTTGGATAGATGGGTTGAAGATACCTTTAAAATAAAAGTGATCAATACCCTGTGGTACAGTAATTATTCATGGTACCGAATTTGAAGATACATCCCAAATAAAATTTATATAACATGAGCAAAGAACAGTATTATAATAAAATAAAAATATTCATTTACAGAAAGTTTGAAGAACTGGAAGTGGTTGAACGTGATAAAGGAAATGTTTTGTATATTCGTTATAATAATGAAATATATGCCCAGATATTAATTGAAAAAAAATCAGGTAAGGTTTACTACTCTTATAGGTTAAGTAAAAAAATGTATAAAATAATCCCGTTGGAAACGACTGATTTTGAGTTATTTTTGAGCAAATGGATTGAAAATACTTTTCAAGTGAAGGTAAAACAAATCTTACATGGCAAAAAAACACGATCACGTGCTTGGCTAAAAATACCTTTAAAATAAAATTTAGATAACATGAGCAAAGAACAGTATTATAATAAAATAAAAATATTCATTTACAGAAAGTTTGAAGAACTGGAAGTGGTTGAACGTGATAAAGGAAATTATTTGTATCTTCGTCACAAAAATGACGAATTCGTTCAAATCATGATTGATAAAAAATCTAGTTTGGTTTACTACTATACTAAATTCAGAGATAAAATTAATAAGATAGTTCGGTTGGAACAGACTGATTTTGAAATTCTTTTGAAGAGATGGGTTGAAGATACATTTAAAATAAAGGTGATCAATATCAAGATGAGGTTTTCACGGTGGAGCCCGATGGATGAACATAACTTTAAGATAAAATTTTAATAAAATGAGTAAAGAAGAGTATTATAGTAAAATAAAAAGATTTGTTTACCGAAAGTTTAATGAATTGGAAGTGGTTGAACGTAATCTTGGCGATGCTTTGTTTCTTCGTTATAATAATGAACCATATGCTCAGATCCGAATTAATATAAAATCGGGTAATGTTTACTATTATCGTAACTTTAGAAACAAATTTATTAAGGTAATTCATATGGAAAATAGTGATTTTGAAATACTTTTGGGCAAATGGATTGAAGAAACCTTTCAAATTAAGGTTAGCGACATTATACCCCAAAAATACACCATTATACTCATTGATTGAAGATACCTTCCAAATAAAAACTAAGTAACATGAGCAAAGAAGAATATTATAGTAAAATAAAAAGATTTGTTTACAGAAAGTTTGATGAACTGGAAGTAACTGAACGTAATAAACGAAATGACTTGTATCTTCATTATAAAAATAACGAATATGCTGAAATCCTAATTAAGAAAAAATCAGGTGAAGTATACTATAACTATAACTATGAACTTAGTGACAAATTTTTTATGACAATTAATTTAGAAAAGGTTGATTTTGAAATACTTCTGGGCAGATGGGTTGAAGATACCTTTCAAATGAAGGTGAATCACACCCATGAGTGCGTACTCGTGATCGAGCATATGATGTTGAAGATACCTTTCAAATAAAATTTAGATAACATGAGCAAAGAAGAATATTATAGTAAAATAAAAAGATTTGTTTACCGAAAGTTTGACGAACTGGAAGTGATTCATAGTAGTCATAACAATGATTTGTATATTCGCTATAAAAATGATAAATATGCACAGATCGTAATCGGAAAAACAACTGGGTTTATTTTTTATTATTATGAATTTAAAGACAAAATTTGTAATATCATTCAGTTGGAAACGCGTGATTTTAAAATACTTTTAGAACGATGGGTTCAAGATACTTTTCAAATAAAAGTGGAGCTCACTGTTAAAATTGATTACATGAGCGGTCTGCTCGTTGAAGATACCAATAAAATAACTTAAATGACATGAGTAAAGATAGGTTATATAAAGGAATAAAAAATATCATTTATCGGGAAATTGATTCGCTGCAAGTTAGCGAACGTAATGATGGAATTTACGTTTATCTTCATTATAAAAATCCTGACCGTGCTCAGATTGTAATTGAAAAAAATTCGGGTTGGGTTTTCTATTATTATAGATTCAAAGACAAAATTTTTAAGAAAATTCCGCTGGAAAACCGTGATTTTGAAATACTTTTAGAGCAATGGGTTGAAGATAAATTTCAAATAAAAGTGACCGGCATCTGGAGATCGAAGTTTCTTTCAATGGCTGCATTGAATATACCTCCCAAATAAAAATTAAATGATATGAGCAAAAAGGAATATTATAGTAAAATAAAAAGATTTGTTTACAGAAGGTTTGATGAACTGGAAGTGGCTGAAGGTGATAATGGGAATATTTTGTGTTTTGGTTATAAAAACAAAGGTTATGCGGAGATTGTGATCTATAAAAACTCAGGTCGGGTTTTCTATTCTAAAAGATTCAGAGACAAAATTAATAAGATATTTCGGTTTGAAGAGATTGATTTTAAAATTTTTTTGAAGAAATGGGTTGAAGATAAATTTAAAATAAAAGTGACCGGCGTCTGGATATCGAAGTTTCTTTCAATGGCAGCATTGAATATGCCACCCAAATAAAAATTAAATGACATGAGTAAAGAAAAATATTACAACAAAATAAAAAGATACATTTACAGAAAGTTTGAGGAACTGGAGGTATTCGAAAGTAATGATGGAAATTATTTGTATCTTCGTTACAAACATGCTGAATTTGCTAAAATAGTGGTTAATAAAAGCTTACTTAAAGTTTCCTACTATACTGGATTCAGAGATAAAATTAATAAGATAGTTCCGTTGGAAAAACGTGATTTTGAAATTCTATTGAAGAGATGGATTAAAGATACATTTCAAATGAAGATGAAAAATGCCAACGCGATAAAGTACGCAGAGGTGCTGCTAGTCGTTGAAGATACTTTTAAAATAAAATTTAGATAACATGAGCAAAGAACAGTATTATAATAAAATAAAAAGGTACATTTACAGAAAGTTTGATGAACTGGAAGTGATTAATAAAGGAGCTTATGTGTATCTTCGTTATAAAAACGATGATTATGCCGACATCCTAATTCGAAAAGAATTAGGTTATGTTTACTATTATTCTGGATTTAAAAAGAAAATTATTAATATAACCCGGTTGGAGACACGTGATTTTGAAATACTTCTGTACAGATGGATTGAAAATACCCTTCAAATAAAGGTTAATGAGATCTATTCTAAGGGTGGAGAAACCTTCGACAGATTTGAGATTCCTTTCAAATAAAATTTTAATGATATGAAAAAAGAAGAATATTATAATAAAATAAAAAGATTGGTTTATAGAAAGTTTAACGAACTGGAATTGGTTGAACGTAATAATCGAAATGAGTTGTATCTTCGTTATAAAAATGGTGACTCCGCTCAAATCATGATCAATAAAAACTCAGGTTGGGTTTACTATTTTAGAAGATTCAGATACAAAATTGATAACATGATTCGGTTGGAACAGGATGATTTTGAAATACTTCTAACTAAATGGGTTGAAGATACCTTTAAAATAAAGGTGATCAACACCCATTGCACCGGGTTCGTTCACCAATTTCCGTTGAAGATACCTTTAAAATAAAGGTGATCAACACCATACAGCGGCTGTACTCAAATATATTGCAGGTTGAAGATACCCTTCAAATAAAATTTAAATAACATGAGCAAAGAACAGTATTATAATAAAATAAAAAAATTCGTGTACAGAAAGTTTGACGAACTGGAAGTGAGCAAACGTAATCTTGGAAACGATATATTTCTTCATTATAACAATGCGAAATATGATCAGATCCTAATTCAAAAAAAATCGGGTTATATTTACTATCAATCTAAATATAGAGATAAAATTATTAAACCAATAGCATTGGAAAATGTTGATTTTGAAATACTTTTAAAGCGATGGGTTGAAGATACCTTTCAAATGAAAGTTAATGACACCGGGCTCAAGTATATGAGCAACGCCACAGAGTTAAAGAAACCTCCCAAATAAAAATTAAATGATATGAGTAAAGAAGACTATTACAGCAAAATAAAAAGATACATTTACAGAAAGTTTGAGGAACTGGAGGTATTTGAAAGTAGTGATGGAAATGAGATATACCTTTATTATAAAGGTGAAAAATATGCTGAGATCCGAGCTAAAAGAACTGTAGGTGAACTAATCTATTATTATGGGTTTAGCAACAAAATTATTAAGCCAATTCCTATAGAAAATCGTGATTTTGAAATACTTTTGAGGGTATTTATTGAAGATACATTTCAAATGAAAGTTAATGAAATCTATGGCTGGGATGGACACAAGACTATCACCGCGTTAAGAATACCTTACAGGTTAAAAGATAACTGATATGAATAAAGAAAAATATTATAATAAAATAAAAAAGTACATTTACAGAAAGTTTAATGAATTAGAAGTTATTGAACGTGATAATGGGAACGACATATATCTTCGGTATAAAAATGATGATTATGCTAAGATCCTAGTTAAAAGAAATTCAGGTGAAGTAATTTATTATTATAGATTTAGAAGCAAAATTCTTAAGCCAATCCCTATAGAAAAGCGTGATTTTGAAATACTTTTGAGCAGATGGGTTGAAGATAAATTCAAAATTAAGGTTAACTATATCCTAATTTTGTCTCCAGGGTCATTCACAATCAGGTTAAAAATACCTCCCAAATAAAAATTAAATGATATGAGAAAAGAAAAATATTATAATATAATAAAAAAGTACATCTACAGAAAGTTTGATGTACTGGAAGTGGTTAAACGTAATGATGGCAATACTTTGTATCTTCGTTATAAAAATAACGAATATGCTGAAATCATAATTAATAAAAAATTTGGCGAAGTATACTATTATTCTGAATATAAGAAGAAAATTTGTTATATGATTGGCATTAATCAGGTTGATTTTGAAATACTTTTGAAGAGCTGGGTTGAAGAAACCTTTCAAATGAAGGTGAGTTACACCTCAGGAAGTTTTGGTGTTAATTGGCTTGTTCGTTGAAGATACCTTTCAAATAAAAATTAAATGATATGAGCAAAGAAGAATATTATAGTAAAATAAAAAAAATCATTTACAGAAAGTTTGACGAACTGGAAGTGGTTAAACGTAATAGAGGAAATAATTTGTATCTTCGTTATAAAAATGAAGAATACGCTCAGATTCGAATTAATAAAAAATCAGATTTTGTTTACTATTCTTATACTTTAAGTGACAAAATTTGTAAGATATTTCAGTTGGAAAAGCGTGATTTTGAAATAATCTTAAGGGCCTGGATTGAAGATACCTTTAAAATTAAACAAATACTTATCCAAAGATGTAATGTGCTGCTGTCATCAACGTTGTACATACCTTTGAAATAAAAATTCAATGATATGAGCAAAGAAAAGTATTATAATAAAATAAAAAGATTCATTTATAAAAGGTTTAATGAATTGGAACTGATTGAACGTAATAATGGAGAGTATTTGTATCTTCGTTATAAAAATGAAGAATACGCTCAAATCAAGATTAATAAAAAATCAGGTAGGGTTCTTTATTATTTTAGATTCAGAAACAAAATTTGTAAGACAATTAGTTTGGAAAAGACTGATTTTGAAATACTTCTGAGCAAATGGGTTGAAGATACCTTTCAAATAAAAATGATCAGCACCGCTGTACGGACACTGAAACAATCAATGTTGGTTGAAAATACCAACCAAATAAAACTTAAATGATATGGATAAAGAAGAATATTATAATAAAATAAAAAGATTCATTTATAAAAGGTTTAATGAATTGGAAGTGATTGAACATAATAACGGAAATCTTATATATCTTCATTATAAAAATGAAGGTCATGTTGAGGTCATAATTCAAAAAGAATTTGGTAGTGTTTTAAATTACTATAAATTCAGACAAAAAATTTGTAAAATGGTTGACTTGAAAGTGGTTGATTTTGAAATACTTTTGAACAGATGGGTTGAAGATACCTTAAAAATAAAGGTTGTACGCAACTCAGAATTTGACTTTAAAGTTGTGTTTTCTGGTTGAAGATGCCTCCAAAATAAAACTTAAATGATATGGATAAAGAAGAGTATTATAATAAAATAAAAAATTGGGTGTACAGGAAGTTTGATGAGCTTGAACCACACAAAATTTATAGTGAGGACACAATATGCCTTCGTTATAAAAATAATAAATATACTCAGATCATAATTAACAAAAAATTAGGCGATGTAGTCTATTATACAGACTACAGAAACAAAATTTGTAAGCCTATTAGATTGCTACGAGATGATTTTGATATCCTTCTGAGCGAATGGATTGAAGATAGATTTAAAATCAAGGTTACTGACATGGCCGGTAGATACTTTTTATAGTTGATGAACGTTAAATATGCCTCCAAAATAAAACTTAAATAATATGGATAAAGAAAAATATTATAATAAAATAAAAAAATGGATATATGAAAAGTTCAATGGGCTGAATATATATGAAAGTTATAATGGAAGCACAATATATCTTCATTATAAAAATGATGACCAAGTTCAGATCAAAATTAGAAAAAATAGTGGCATAATTCAGTATTATAATGGTTTTATGGATAAAATTATTAAACCAATTTCTTTGAATCCTAATGATTTCGAAATACTCCTAGGCAGATGGGTTGAAGAAAAGTTTAAAACAGATGTTATTCACATCCGGTCTATTGGTGTTGTGCGTGTTCTGTTTGTTGAACATAAATTCAAAAGGAAAATTTAATTAAATTAATCATGGATAAAGAAAAATTTTATAATAAAATAAAAATTTGGATATACAGAAAGTTTGATGAACTGGAAGTTAGTGAAAGCTCCGATGGGACAATAATATGCCTTCGTTACAAAGATAATGCTTACATTCAGGTCAGTATTGAAAAAACATACAACCAAATTATCTATAATGCCGCTTTCAGGGACAATATTTCTAAGCTGATTCGATTGCAAAAGCGTGACTTTGAAACACTTCTAAGCAATTGGATTAAAAAGACCTTTAAAATGAAAGTGGCCACCATCATTCCGGGGTATACAGGTACATTATGTTATTGAAAAAACCTTTCAACTAAAAGTTAAATTATAATAATATGAGTAAAGAAGAATATTATGATAGAATAAAAAAATGGCTTTATATTAAGTTTGATGAACTGAAAGTAATTGAAAGCCTTAATGGAAATAACTTATTTTTTAAATATAAAAATCAAAAATATTGTGATATACGAATTCAAAAAAATTCAGGTATAGTTTTTTATTATTATATGTTTAGTGAGAAATTTTTTAACAGGATTCGTTTGAAAGAGGCTGATTTTGAAATAATTCTGAGCAAATGGATTGAAGATAGATTTAAAATTAAGGTAACTAAAATGGTTAAAAGGATCGTCGGAAGAGAAATCATTGTTGATTGATACCTTTCAAGTGATGGCTAATAATAAATAATACGGCATGGATAAAGAACAATATTATAATAAAATAAAAAATTGGTTATCTAACAAGCTTGATAAGCTGTACATAATTGAAACCTCTGAAGGTACTTTATACCTATATAAAAAGAATGATGATTTTCCTCAGCTCCGGATTCATAAAAGTTCAGGCTTAGTTTGTTATTATATTGGATTCGCAAACGATCTGCTTAAAAAGGTTCCAATGGGTATTATTGATTTTGAAATAATTCTGGGTGCATATATTGAAGATATTCTTGAAATTAAGGTGACTGTAATTTCCCCCCTTCCAACGGTGTATGATGTTGATGATAAATTCTAATTAACAGTATAAATATTTAAATATGGATAAAGAACAATATTATAATAGAATAAAAAAATGGGTTTATGGAAAGTTTGATGAACTGGAAGTGATTAAAAGAAAGAAAGGGAGTAACGTGTATCTTCGTTATAAAAATGGCGAATATACTCAGGTTGAAATTGATAAAAAATTTGGTCATGTTTACTATTATTATGAATTCAGCGAGAAAATTTGTAAACATCTTCGCATTGAAAAGCATGACTTTGAAATACTTTTGAAAAGATGGGTCGAAGAGACCTTTCAAATGAAGGTGGATAATGTCATAATTTGTGTAGTACGTAGCCGCCCGATAGCTTAATAAAGGTAAACTATAAATCTTTAAATATGGATAAAGAGCAATATTATAATAGCATAAAAAAATTGTTATATAAAAAGTTCGACGAGCTAAAATTATATGATAACCCTAATGGGCTTGTAAGTTATTTACATTACGATAGAGATGATTACGCTCAGATCCTAATTTTTAAACACACAGGCCGAGTTTTTTATTATCATGGTTTCGCAAAGAAACTTTTTAAGTTTATTCGACTAGAATATGAAGATTTTGAAATACTCTTGGGTAGATGGGTTGAAGAAAAATTTAAAATACATGTGAAAAGTATCAGACAGACAACAGATGTCCGCATACCTGGTTTTAACTCTAATTTTTAAATGGCATGTATAAAGAAAAATATCATAATAGCATAAAAAAATGGGTTTATAGCAAATTTGATGAACTGCACGTAATCTCAAACTGTGAAGAAAATTTATATTTCGGTTATAAAAATGATTCTTTTTTTGTTATACGAATTTATAAAGCCACAGGTAATGTTTATTATACACATCGCTTGAGAGACCTAGTTAGTAAAAAACTTGCCTTAAATATCATTGATTTTGAGATTCTTTTACGTAGATGGATTGAAAGTAAATGTGAAATTAAAATAAATAAAATCATTGACCTCCTTTTTTAATTTGTACATATCCCCCCCATTTTAGCTCCCCCAATTTATTTTTAATTATTTGAATTTGTTAATTTTATCCTGTACCTTTGTTCTTTACTATGAACGAAGATAAGCTATATACTATAACTCAAAAATGGTTACAAAGGAAACTTAGTAATCTGGTCGTATCTGAAGATATCGAAAAAATATCACTTAAGCGTAAAGGTGATACTGACTCAACTATTGTGATCTATAAAAATCGTAATCTTGTTTGTTATTTAGGAGGATATAGAAATAAACTTACTAGTATGTTACCAATGAAAATCAGCCTATTTAATTTCTTATTGAAGAATTGGGTTAAAGATAATTATAACATTGAAATAATAGAAGTTTCCTCTAGTGCTAGCATGTACAATCATGGATAAAGAAAAGCTATATAACATAGCCGGAAAATGGATTAATAATAAGTTCGATACTCTGGTGAAAGAACAAGACAATGAGCCATCTTGCATTACTCTGTGTTCTTGTCTCAACAATAAGACTATTATTCGAATTTACAAAAGTGATGGTTGTGTATGTTATAACGTAGATTACATGAAAAAAATAATTAAGTTATTCCCCATGCAAATCGAAGATTTCGAATTACTGCTAAAAAAATGGGTACAATATAAATTTGATATTAAAGTAACTGAAGTCATAGCTTTTGACTTGTTAATAGTTAACCCCCAAGTTAGTTATATGATTTATGCTCAAAGATAAATTATACCGTGTGGCTCAAAAATGGACCTACAGGAAGTTTAATAACCTGGGTGTATGGGAATCTGATCATGTTGTAGAACTTCGCCATGACGACGATCCTCGCATTACTATTCACATTTATAAAGAGCTTGAAAGGGTTTTTTATTACGAAGATTACATGCAAAGGATCATTAATGTATTCCCCATGCAAATAGAAGACTTCGAATTGCTTTTATGTCAATGGATTGACGAAAAATTTAAAGTTAAAATAAATAACATATATAGAATGAGATTCCGGCCATAATATGAAGATGTTATATTTATTAAGATAAAAGATTATTATGGATGATAAATTATATCTAGCGGCAAGAAGGGTTCTTTATAAGAAATTTGATGTGTTGTTCGTGAGAGAAGATGAGGATAAAATAGACCTTAGCCCTTACGACGACGAATATTCTGTAATTAGAATATATAAAAAGTTCGGCATTGTTTATTATATGACAGATTTCAAGAAAAAAGTCATTCAAAAATTTCCGGTACCAAACGTTGATTTTGAAATACTTTTAATTATGTGGGTCGAACATAAATTCGGAATTAAAGTTAAAAAAGTCAACAGCTACAGTTGGTATTTAAATGCTTTACTTTGAAGATATATTTCAGGCTATTGAATCTTAAAAACATTTGCCAATATGAGTAAACTAAAATTTTATGTTAAAGCCGGGAGATGGTTTTATAATCAGTTTGAAAAGTTGACAATTGTCACTGAACGCAAAGTTTTACATCTTCACACATATATTGATTTTAAATGCGATATTCGAATTTATCTAAATTATGGTGAAGTATTTTACGATGTAAATTATATGCACAAGTTGTTTAAACTGTTCCCGATATCACAATCCGACTTTGACACTATTTTAGCCAATTGGGTTGAAAATAAATTCAATATAAATGTGCGAATTATCCGGCCATTCAATGAATCGGTTTATTAAAATAGTATTATGAGTAAAGAACTATTATATCTTAAAACCAGGAGATGGTTTTACAAGAAATTTGATCAGTTGATTGTGACTGTAGATGAAGATAATATAAATCTCAGTAGTAAAGATAATAAATCGAAATTTGTTCGGATTTATATATATGATGATGAGATTTTGGTATATTATTATATTAGATTCAAATATCAGTTAACTAAAATAATACCATTAGAAAGATTGGACTTTGAATTTTTCTTGAAAGAATGGATCGAAGATAAATTCGGCCTAAAAATCGATTATGTATATGAAAGTGATTATAAGTAATATGGCCCAATCAAAGTATATGTTATATGAGCGAAAATAAGTTATATATTAAAGTCATAAGATGGTTTTACATGAAATTTGATCAGTTGATTGTGACCGCAGATGAAAATCGTATAATCCTCAGTAGTAAAGATAATAAATCGAAATTTGTTCGGATTTATATATATGATGATGAGATTTTGGTATATTATTATGCCGGATTCAGATATTATTTAACTAAAATAATACCATTAGAAACATCGGATTTTGAATTGTTCTTGGTAAAATGGATCGAAGAGAAATTCGGCCTAAAAATCGATGATGTACGTGAAAGTGATTATAACTAATATGGCCCAATCAAAGTATATGTTATATGAGCGAAAATAAGTTATATCTTAAAACCAGGAGATGGTTTTATAACCAATTTGATAAGTTGAAAGAATCTGAGGACACTGAAAAAATAGTGCTTAGGGATAAGCATGAGTTTTCTGTGGTCCGTATATATAAATCGGAAAAAGAAGCATTTTATTTCGTATTCTTCAGGTATGATCTGGTTAGTGTTATCCCTATTAAAAATGCAGATTTTGAAATGTTTCTGAGAGAATGGATCGAAGATAAATTCAAAATAAAACTAACTAAAATGCACGTCAAAATCTAAGAAACACAGGATCATGAAGAATGAAAAATCATATATTAAAATCAGGAAATGGTTTTATCACAAGTTTGATATGCTGACGTTTTATACTACCAATGAAAAAATAAATCTTTTTGATATAGAAGAAGATTCTGTTATACGAGTATATTTGATAAACAATGAAGGTGAAATCTTTTATTATGAAGATTTTATGCTTGATCTAGTTAAAATTATACCAATAAGTATCAACGACTTCGAACTGTTTTTAACATCCTGGATCGAAGATAAATTTAAAATAAAAGTAATTAAGATACACGCAAGTTCAATATCACAATAGTCAAAAAATTTTTAAAATTAAACTAACAAATTAATTATTATGGACAACCATAAATCATATCGTAGAACCATGAACTGGTTCTATTCCAGGTTTGACAAGCTGATTGTCATTGAAAACAAAAATAATATAGAGCTTTACAATAAAGATGATCGTGCCTCTATCGTCCGCATTCACTGGACCGGTGTTGTGTATTACTATAAAAGATTCAGAGATGATCTTACTAAGATAGTCCCAGTATCAAAAGAAGACTTTGAAATGATTTTTAGTTCCTGGATTGAGAATAAATTTGAAATTCATATAAATACTATTAAAGAGGTTACATATAAACTTCATACACCAAAGTAATTATACTATTAGTATGAATAAAAAAAACGATTACCAGGTATTACCCTAGTAATCGTCATACTATGTTTATATAATATATTTTATGGTAAGCCAGACGCTGTGTAGATCTGATTTTGTAGTTCTGTCAATTTTCTTTGGCTTTCAATTGCAGTCATAAAACTCTCCGGAGTCAATTCATCGAGAGAGTTAATATTGAATTTCTGCGTTTTTATAGTAAAAACTTCATATCCGCTATTTGTTTTGGAGATAGTAATACCGTCTTCAATAAATTCTTTTAGTTCTTTCATAAGAATAAGTTTTAAGTAATCAGTCAGGGCAGGACTCGAACCTGCAACCATGTATGTGTAGCTCTACAAGCTGACCCGGTTTTCATCCATCATAGAGCTACTACTCTTTTTCGGATTTAGACCGGGGCGTTACCAATTCCGCCACCTGACTAAAATGGATTACAAAAATAAAGTTACTACTATTATATCAAATAGTCAAATGTTTTTTATCGCTGAGTAAAAAAGTCTTTCAGGTCGACGGATTCTTGCTTCTCTGTACGAATAATGGCCACATCATAATTTTGTCCGTCAATAGCAAAAGTAATTACTTCTGTAGCGATATTGGCCAACGGTGATGTTTCAATGTCGCTATCTCTAGGAATCATTAGAACCGTAGTATTGTCCATAACTTCGTCATCAGAATTAAGATATATAATCCTTCCTCCGCATGACGTGGGCGTCATAAGACCATCCATAACATGCATCCACATCGGCATACCTTTTATATGCTTATCATTATACATGTATGTGCGTTCCATTCTCCAGGGAAACATAAAAATATCTGGATCATCAGGAGTCTCATATAGATAGCTTGCATGAAGCATTACGTTAGAGTCACCAATTCTGATAATGTATTCATCATAATTGGTTTTTACTTTTTTGTTAGGTTCAAGGTCTGTGTATCTGGCAATCATTTTATTTTATGTTAAAATGGTGAAATCAAGATTTGAATTAGACAATATTGAAAATGTTGACACATTGGATCTTGTACATATTAATTTTCTTGTTTGTGATAAGGCAAAAACACTGAAAACAAGTTCTTTAATATGTTCTTCTATCAAGATTTGTGGGTTCTTTTTGCTAAAGAAAACCATAGAGTCTTCTGATGCTGTCCTATCGAAAAACAAAAGTTTTTCACCATATCGTTGTTTAAATTTGAAATACTCATTTTTAGAATCGGTTGCCAAAAATATATGATCAAACTCTTCCGCTTCAATAGCCTCAAATATTTTATTAATATGAACTATAGGATGATGTAAAGTAATATCTGTCGTTCGGTAATGAACACCAATTGTTTTGCTTAAATCATAATTAATAAAACGATTATACAATAATTTTTTAATATCACCATTTATTATATAATGCTTCGCTATTATCTGCTCTGTTTTTAATCTTAAATCATTGTCAAAATATGTTTGATATGTGTTGATACCTGGCTGATAATACTCGATGTTCTCATACTTGTTATTTTTGTAGTCATCATGATCTTGTTTCTCAAACGCTACATCAAACATATTCCCCGAACCGTACCCTGGCATATCCCACAAATCAAAATATAGTATTAAGTCTGAATTATAACCTTTATGATCATAATAAGTTACTAAGTTACCAACAGCTTCAGTTAAATATGAGAAATAACCTCTGCGTGTCTCTTTTGCTCTAGCTGGTTTATAAAAACGCATTTTCTTATTTTTTTTATTTTTTATTCGAAAAGCTGATTAAGCTCAATCGACGTTTTATCTTCAGGAGATACTATGCAACATTCATAAGTCGCACTTCCTAAGTTAAATAGTTTAACATTATGTGACAAGCTTTGAAGAACCATAGGTGTTTTGTCATTTTTGGGATAATAATTATGTGCAACATATAATGTATGTTGCGTCACATGTTGATTTAGATCTGTTATATCGAACAGAATGCCACCACATTTAAGGTTTGTTAATGTACCAGTCAATGTATACATATGAATAGGCATTTCGTCCCTATAATACTTACTACCAACGTGTGTTGATGTTCTTACAACAGTATATGGTAGTCTTTTAATATCTAATTCAAACTCTGGCCCAATTAACTGTTTAGGGTATAACTTAATAACAATATTAGTGGTACCCAACCTAATAACAATAGCGTCATTTGCTGCTTTAACAAGTGTATTTGGCGTTAAATCCGTATACCGCATTTTTTTTGGCTCAGTAATTTCTGCCGGATTAACTTCAATGAATGTTAAATTACTAACATCAACAGAAAACGATCTACCACCTGGGAATACAAGCTTAAACTCCATATCACGGATATGTTCTACACATAACGCAACATCGTGGCGTGTAACACCATCAATAATTCCATTTATATGATAGTGCTTACCAACCTCAGGCATCTTAAGTTCAGAATATGTAAGGCTGGATAGTGGAACAAAGTAATGCATCCCCATTTGATATAAACTAACATGGGTCCTATAAACAGCTAAGCAATGAACTCTAAGCCCGGTCAAAGCTCCGCCGGTATCTGTTTTTATAAGATAAAATTTTCCTGCTTCCATGCAACAAAGATAAGACTATTATATGAAATTATAAAAAGTTTTTTTTTAAATTCTAGATATTTATTGTTAAAATAATAGTTATGAAAAGAACTATAAGGTTGACTGAAGATGATTTAACCAGGATTGTTAAAAAAGTAATTAATGAACAAAAAAACTTAGACGAGGCTTTTATTCGTAGTATATTCACTTCAGAAAATGATGAAATGTTAGAAAATATCTTTAAAATTATCAAAGATAATTTTAATCTAGATGATTTATCTCTATATCCTAATGGATATATGTATGAATACAGAATTTTTGGAGGTTCTGCTGGAGTTTTAAGGGTGGTGAATGCTTGGTTATCTTTACCCCCAGACAGTAACATGATTGTATTATTAGATGGTAAGGAGATTCGTTGCTCGTATATAATGGCCAGAAAAATATGGAATTTCTTTAAATCAAAATCAATTATTAAACCTATTAATAAGCCCAAAAGGATCGTAAAAAAATGAACAATCGCCAATGATTGTGTTTTTTTTTATTATAGATATTTATTATTAAAAAAATAATTATGAAAAGAATTATAAGATTGACTGAAGATGATTTAACAAAAATTGTTAAAAAAGTCATTAATGAACAAAAAAAGTTAGACGAGGCTTTTTTTGATAAAAAAATAACTTCAGATGAGGATAAAAAATTAAGTGAGATATTAGATTATATTGAAAACACATTTAATCCTAAAAATCTATCTGTAAAATCTAATTATTCTATCATCAAGTATAGGCTCCATGACGAAACATATTTAGAGATTGAAGATACATCTATACCTGTTTTACTTATGAATAGTTTAATTGTTAGGTATGATAATAAAGTAATTGATTGCTCTTACAGCATGGCTAAAAAAATATGGAAATTCTTAGTCAAGAAATTTGATGAAATGGAAAATAACTAATAACTATGTCCCCCACATAAAAATGCACAATCGCCAATGATTGTGCATTTTTTTATTGTATGATAATTATTGATTATCTTTTTTAAGAAATAAATTATGAAGTTTAAGGTTAACTTACGACTTCGAAAGCGTCTGCGTGATTATAGTGAAGCTGTACAAGATCTTCATATCTAGGCTTATATCCAGCTTTTTGATTCTTTTTTATATATTCTGGATGCGTGGTATCTTGACTATATAGAGCCTCTTTGTTTAGAGGCCTTAACTTCATCACGTTTCCGTCCATTCTCACAAACTCATACATTTCTCTTCCGTCTTTTATTACTTCTCCATCATCATCTACTCTCCATTTACGTTTTATCTTTGTACCCGGTTCAAACGGAGGATTTTTCTTGTTTTTTCCTCCATATATACGATAATAATCCGTATGTTTTGATTTTTTTTCTTCGCTAATAATTCGTTTAACAATCCTTGTTAAATCATCTTCAGTTAGTCTTATAATTTTTTTCATAATTATTATTTTTAATAATAAATATCTTGATAAAAAAAAAACTACAATAATTTACGGTTGTGCATTTTTTTTATCTACAAACCTCACAGTTACTTAATCTGATCAATGTCAACAATCTCAGAAAGATTAATCGCATCTGTATAATCACTTCTAAAAAGGCCTAGTGTAAAATTATCATTACCGATTTGTACTTTATTATAATGGTTTACAAGATCACCAAAATAATTAAGATCGCAATTAACGTCAGCATCTAGCAATAATAATGTATAATCATCATCCGGATTACCTAGATATACATGAAATAACTTCGCCCCACAGGTTGTATATTTCAAGCTGCCTTTAGCATGAAGACTCCAAGCGGGCATTTTATCAGCGTCGTAATAATCCTCAGGCAAAATAGATGATGTCCGAATAGGGCTAAACGGTAGACGATACTGTATCTTATCATTTTCATGACCATAGAGCATGTCAAACCAAAGAATCAAATTGGTATTACCAAATCGATACAAATAACCTTTCTTATTCTTGATAATCTTATTACCATGAATTTGCCCATATTCTAGCGGTTTTGGCTTCGCGTCATAGGTATACGACCACGTATATGCCGTGAACGCAGGTCCTTCAACTGTAGGTGTTGGTTCCGGTGTTGCTGGCGGCAAATTTACTTTATTGTATGTAATAGTTGATAGATCTATATCATAAGATACAACACCACATCTTAGAGTGCAAGTATTGTCGTTAACCTCAACACAAAACACAAGTTTATTAGTGAGAAAATTGTGTGTGTGATTTGTTATATAATAATAGTTTCCAGCTACCATGATATTTTTTTGAAATATGTTTAATTTGTAAAAGATTCATCAACCCACCAATAATCACCATTGTCAATATCTATCAGATATATGTAACATTTATACTCTTCAGTATAACGGACTTCGACAATCTTACAATCTTTTCCGAGATATTCCTCAATTCCTGTATTATCGTTTCGTCGATATAATATATGTGTTCTTAGAAGGCTACATATATTTTCTTTAGTTCTAACGCTGTCACCAACTGAATGTTGTGACGGAACACCGTCACAATGTGTAAGTAATTTTTCACTCATATAACCTGAGTTTTTAATTATATTAACAGAAAAAAAGATTATTATAAATGTGAGAATTATACCAAGAATAACTATAATCTCCAGATATAGTTCTGTTAGTTCAAATCTCTTTAGTTTCATGCTACAAAGATAATACGTTTATTTAATCCATGCAAGTTTTTTTTTCTTTCCACTGAAATTTTCTATCCGTATTGCATTTTTATCATTCGAAATTATATTTTACCTGGATGAAATCTTCATATTCTAATCCGTGATCTTGACAAATCTCTTTAATACTTTCAAGATTTTTATTGATTTTATTCAATACTTTGTTAAATTTCTTGTTTGCTTCAACTAGTTCATAAATTTCATCTTCTATAGAAGTACTATTATTAGTACTATCCCAGATCTCATGATATAAATAATTATCTCCGTCACCAACTTTAGCAAAAAATTGAATGATCACACAATCATCTTCTTCTGTTTCCAAATCATATTCAACTTGAATATAACAGGGAAGCGAAGATACGAAAACTTCGTACACACAACCAATATTATCTGTATCCAACAAATTAAATCGTGTCTTAGATGATTTAAGACATGATTCAATTTGTTCTTGAACATCATATTTTAACACTTCAGCCATTTTTTTAAAAATGTTAAGTTAATTGAGTAAAAGATTGTGACCAGGACAGGATTCGAACCTGTAAAACCAATGCAGTCTGTCTTATATGGTACGTCTGCCAATTCCGCCACCTGACCAATAAATAAATAATGCTCGATACGTTTCCGTAAGACCCGTGTATTCCTCAGCTCGTTTTGAGCCTCATTCGAGAGTAACTGATGCCTTTTGCGCTTTAAAGAATTCGGGACCTTCAGCAAACTTAATAGTTTGGTCTCCTACTTCATTATTATTTTATTTTGGGTTTTTATCTTTCTCAGATAATTTATCCTCCAGAATCGAAATATTCGTGTTAACTACTGATACAATCAAACCACATAAGCAACCTGTAAAGCAAAATGCATAAAAATACACATCTTTACCCTGCCCGATTTTTACCAATGAGAAGAACATTACAAGATTGTAAAGCAGACCTTCAATAATTTTTAGCATTTTTTTTTGTTTTTTTTTGTTCAACGATTAGGCTGTTTTCCGGCGGTCACATTTAACCCCACTTACACACCCCCTAGCGGAAGTGCGGGATTCGAACCCTATTGTGAAGCACCCCATCACCCTTTATTTAACACTGCAAAGATATATCCTTTATTTGATACTAGCAAATATTTTTTCAAGTTTAAACAAAAAATACAAATAACAAACACAATAACAATATAAATGCTATAAAAACAAACACATTCTCAAATTCCTTTTGATATTTCTCATATACACTAATAGGTAATGCCATTGCAAAAAGCAAAATGAAAATTTCAATAAAAATGAAAATGAACAATAATGAGCAAGTATTTTGGAAATTAAACATGATTGTTGGTTTTAAATTGAATTAATAATAGTTTCGATCCTTTCGTTAATCCGATTGAGTTTTTCACCGTAAGATTTGATCTTAGGATCATCATTAGCTTCTTTGGTTCTGGCAATATGCTTCTCAAGATCAATGTACTGATACGCTCTAGACCATTCATAGTGCTTCTGAATCCTGTCCTCCAAGATAGACTTTGCAATACTTAGCTCATTAAGTGACATCATTCCAAGCGAATGCCCAGGTTTATTCTCAGCAAACAAGCCATCATTCATAGCATATAGTTTATCATAAATATTCGACTTCTCAATGCCATATGCCATCAAGGCATTAATTATTAGAGACGATTCATCAGGTGTAAACATGTTATTGATTTTTTTTAAGAGAAAACATAAATTGCAATAAGAATAAAACACGTATCAATCGTAGAGTCCAAAAACGCTTCTGTAGTTTTTTTACCCTTATCTTTCGCCATTAAGTAAGCGAACAAAATTATAAATAAAATTACTGCATCACTAAAAATTTCAGTCTTGATCATGATGTGATTTTTTTTAGATAACGCAACACGCGATTACCTTTGTTTGATACTGCAAAGATATAACCATTATTTGAGACTACCAAATATTTTTTTCTACGATTCAATTATCTCTAACAAATAATCACAAGAATTAGATAAATTATGCGATAATTCATATTGTTTACCCATAATATAACCAAGCAAATCTTCTAATCGATCATCATATCCATCATATAAATTTTCCGCATCAATACTCAGCTCATCTATCTTTTTAAGATACAACTCAAGATCTTTTAAAACCTGCCTCTGAAAACTATCTATAAAGCTTACTAGCCTATAATCAGGCTGCAAATTATCCATAATTACATTAATAGTCTCTTTTATCTTAACTATCTCACCCCGCAAAAAAGACGCATACCCGGCGTTTAATATTTTTCTATTAAAAGAGTCCTCCCGATTACTCACAATGTCATCATCAACAAAATCATAATTAACATCTCTAACTATGAGATTGTTTTTATTGATGAACTCTAATATAGAGTTTGTTATAAAATATAATTTATATGCCGCTTTCTTAAGCGAACTAAGACTTTCTTCTTGCTCAAATATGACATTTTTAACTATATTGTTAAGCTGGGTTTCTGTTATTATTAACTTATTCATAATAATATATATACTCACGCATAAAAAAAATGGGTCACGAAACTAATTCGTGACCCAAATAAAACTTAACTACTTAATAAGTCCCCCCGGTAGCATAATACCGGTATTCCCACTAAGAGAAGTTTGAGGAAGTGCCCCATCCCACTTGTCAATAAACATCGACTGGATAACCAAAGGAGATAGGGTTTGTTGTTTAAGACGCCTAGCTTCAGAATCAGCTTTCGCCGTGATAAGCATCGCCTCAGCATCCGCTTTAGCCGTAGCCAACTTTACAGCCGCTTGAGCATTCGCCTTCTCAACCTCAGCCTTGGCCGCATAAACCGTTTGCAAAGCTTCGTTCTTAGCCTGGTTGGTCCTTAGAATGCTCGATGGAGGCGTTACTCCTGTGACAAAATTATCAAGCACAAAACCTACCCGCTTAAACCCAATACGAACAGAATCCTCCAGCATCCTCTGAACCCGAACCTTGTCATCCATCATAATAGTGTCCTTCAGTGACCCAATAATTTCAGTAAATGAATTACGAATGATCGGAGTTAGAATGTACTGACCTACAGAACTCAAAAACTTGTCGTCTTCACCACTAGCCAAAAAAGAGTTATACCTGTGACAAATTCGAACAGCTTGCTCCCGATCAATCGAAAACGTGAATTGCGGATCTACTGTCCATTCACCATTTTCTTTCGATAGAACAACCGATTTTTCGAGGTCGATACTATACGATTGACTAGGAATCACGAATGACCTTGTGAGTGGAGAGAAGTCAACCGGAAAATATCCGGTCCAGACCTGATAATCTGATTCACCATTCATACCCCCATTTGTCATCCATACACCAACTTGGTTGGGTTTGACGTAGGTTCGCATGATGAGGTTGAGTACCAGATACGAAAGAAGAATCACCCCGACCACAATGGCCGAGTACTTTACTGTGTTGCTTTTAAACATATGATTTGAGTTTGTTTAGAAAAAAAAGATATCGAGATTTTGCTCTCGTTTTTTGATACCGCAAAGGTATGTATTTTATTTCTAACTATCTAGGTGGATAATATGATTTTACAAAAGTTTTGATTTCATGATCAAAGATTTCTCCTTCATGCCATTCACCTTGAAACCATTTTCCATCACGCCAAAATCCCATAACAAATGTTCCATAAAACCATCTACTATCTTTAAATGTGCCATTATGCCATGTACCATTATTCCATGTACTATAATTAAATATACCATCATGCCATGTACCATTATTCCATGTACTATCATTAGTAAATGTACCTTTATGCCATGTACCATCATTCCATCTACTATTATTAGTAAATGTGCCATTAAGCCATCTGCCGTTTTCCCACCGGCTATCATTAAATATACCATTATGCCATGTACCATTATGCCATGTGCCACCAAAAAATTTGCCATCAATCCAATCTCCATCATACCACTCTCCTTCAAGAAATATTATTTTTAAATCGTCATCGTCATTGTTTTTATGCTGAACAGAAAACACAGCATTACTGAAAGATGCTTCCGCTAACCAAGGTGCTATAATAAAAAGTCTTTCAGGTGTTAAGTTTCCAAGTAACCTACTAGTTTGTTTAGATAATTTATCAATCTTTCTCTGATAATATACGTCATTAACTATTGGAACCGCGTTATTTGAATCGTATAATTTACTATCTTGGACAAAAACCCCAGTTTTACCTTTCTGGCAATAATCAAAAATTCTTAACAACGTTTTGGGATAATTTTTATTATGTAAACCATATTTAGTAAAAGAGTCATATTCAACGCCATACAATATATCAGTTCTCTTGTCTATAGAATAATAAGGTTTTATTAAAATCCTAGCTATTGGTCTTTTAATATTAAGATCATGTCGTTTTATCAAATAAGACACAATAGTGCCTTGAGTTATGTCTAACGGGAGATATTTGTTATATTGAGAAACTTTATCATCTCTTATATTCATGCAGGAAGTCCAATTTCTATCTGTACTCATACCTACTATGTCATATGGATGCTTGCTAATAACAATTAAATAATCGTCACCAATAGATAATAAACTTTTCTCCCCAGCATATTTTTTTAATAGATCAAGTGCCTCTTTATCCCTTTTACCTAAAAAAGTTAAAACTTTACCAATATTGATAATATTTTTATCATTAAATTTTTTTACTTTTCCTTTGTAAAAATTTACAACCTCATAACCTCTATATCCTAGAAATTTTGTAATAATAGGCTCACATTCCAGGATATGTTTATCATCAGAGTCGTTTTTAACGTCATCTAATGTGAAATATAATCTATCCCCAGATTTGTTTTTGTAATTAGCTATTTTTTTTAAGTTATCCCATACATTTTCTATTCTTTGATTAGCTAGCCGACGATCAAGCCCCATATAAGGCCTAATCTCAGATGGTTTTAAAGCCTCAAAAAGTTGTTTTTTGTTCCGCATAAAATATGTGAATATTATATGTAATAAATATTCACATATTTTAATTTATCTAGTTGTTGATTTTACGCGAGTATTTAATTTGCATTCTTGTGCAGAAGCAAATGTAATGAAAGGACCATCTCACACGGACAAGCCCAACAGTAGCGATACAAATAATCGACTCAAAGAGCTCAACAAATGCAAGCCCAAAACTGGTAACTAAGAAGTTACTCCAAAATTTAAAGAGAAGTTTGTTGACCATATCTAACAAGTTTATGTCGGCCATCAATGAGCCCCACGATAATCTCGTTTATGAACTCTTGTCCGGATGTGAATTGACTAGGAACGCCTTCTTCTTGATTAACCTGAAGGTAAAACAGGCTGTCTTCAGATTCAGTACCAAAATCAACATCTGTTGTGTCAGCAAGAGATGTCTCACCATTTAAAAGAATATCGATATAGCAATCTTTCGGAAAGCTATCCAATACCTGGTTTGTTTTGTGAAAACATTTAGGTGAAACTTGTGTGAATGTGTCAGTCATGTCTTTTTTTTTCTTGATGCAAAGATATAGGGTTATTCTGAATCTACCAAATATTTTTTTATTATTCTACTAATCGATTATGTAGATACAGCATAATGTCATCCAGGTTTTCACTGAAAAAAAGCCGAGCACAGTTGTTTGTATCTGACGTAGTTCCGCTAACAGAATATAAAGATGAAGTAACAAGATAATTAATTAAATAAACAACTCCGCCAGAGTATGCACACGCAAAATAATCCGTGATCGATAGATCTTTCTTAAGAAATGTATCAACATCTACCAATTTAGTAATTGGTAGGTTAGATTTTTTTACAGCATCAAAAAAGTACTCATAAACACGCCTCTTTTCCGCAATAATAGTTAGTTTATCATACTCATTTTTAAGAGATTCCAGAGTTTCTTCTGCGATTCTAATTTGTTCTTCTATTTCATTAATAGTTTGCATGTGTTTTATTATTTTAGTTTTCGTTTAATTCACATTCTTTATCATATATTTTACACCAATAATCACGACCATGTGGTGTTTTACGCCAGTCGAAACCCGCAAGTATACAATCTGGGGGGTACTTTGAGTAACTAGATTTACTCTTAATATAATTCATTAAATCATTCGCCTCAACACTATCAGATCTAGACGATCTAAGCATATAGTTGTAATAACAAGAGATGGCATCTTCGGCCCAGGGTTTGCCCTGTTTTTTTGCTTCACAAAAATATTCAAGTATTTTCATGTAATAGATCAGTGTGATAAATATTATGCCAGTAATTGTAGCCTTCACTGGTCGATGCCCACTCGAAGGCATAAAATAAAATATCTCTAGTATTTGTAATATCAACAGAACTATTAAATATATCATCTAAATCACTACGAGTTATTTTGCCCTTATCACGTCTAATATGTTTAATACGAGATTTATAAAAATTGTATATTGCCATATCAGCCCAAGATTTCCCTTCTTTTTTAGCTTTAACTAAATAATCTAATATTTTCATAATACAATTTTTAATAAGGTTGCAATATATAACCAAAAATCTTTGAGCACTGTTCGATACAACCCGCACCAAATCAATGCTCAAAAATTTTTTAAACCACAAATCACACAGGACTACACAGCATACTCAGCCTTTTCCATCAATTCGAGCTTCATTTTAAAACTGTCAACTATTTCCTCAAGTTCTTCAATCGAATCATCAACATGTTCTTCAAGATCATACAAAGATGTCTTGAATTCATAATACTCGTTTTCAAGGTCCTCAAGTTTGGAATTCATCTCATTTAGTTGTTCCTTCAGGTAATCATTTTCATCTTTAATGACTCCAAGTTCAATCTGAAGGGTTTCAATTTTCTCAATGATTTCTTTAATGTCCATGTTTATTATTGTTTTTTTTTTGTTTCAACAAAGGTAAGGGCTTTTTAGGACCTGTGCAAGTTTTTTTTTTCAATGACGAAAAGAAGTTTTCTTGTCAAAACCGTGAGAAGTCAATTTCTCAACATCCGTTCTTTGATCAATAACTGCGATATCTTGCCGTTCAAGTAGCCAATTCGTGATTTTCAAGTACATTTCTTCAGCCGGAATGATGCTACTTATCTTCCAGTCAGATAAAACTGGATTTTTAAATGCACCACGATTATTAGCAATAACAACAGGGCAATCCATAATGTTGTTCCAGTCCCTATACATCGAATGGTATTTTGGATTTTTGTTAGCACTGTTGAAATTATTGATGAATATTTGTTTATATTCATCAAATGTTACCGGCTCAGTTAACACATACTCACGACTGAATATCTTATCCGATTTACTCGCTCTAAGGATAAGGCTAACAATCTTTCTAGAAGTGTTAGGTACGTAATAATATGTCCTTTTATTATTGTAGGTAATCTTTTGCTCATTGCATAAGTCAATGATATCTTCACCCATCAATAGTTTCTTATTGTTAACATCAACCAGAACATCAATAACAAGCCCGCAGATAAAGAATCTGTTCAACAGTAGATCTGTGACAAACATATTAATACCTCTATTCACAAATTTAAATTCATACTCACAGTTCCTTTCATATCTAACAAGAGGATCTTCCCCCATGAAAGCCTTGCAGTAGTCGTAGTAGTCTTTATATTTAGAGTCGATTATCATGATCAGTTGTTTTAGACCACAAAGGTAAGACTAGTTTTTCAAATTACCAAAAAGAAAATAACAAAAAAATACTGCGACGGCACAAAATGCAAAAAATCCAAGAATTGCATACATAATCCACCAAAAGATGTCATATAGTTTTTGCATAAAATTTTTGTTCAACCAATTTTCCAACATAATATATTTTTTTAGTTTTCTTCAAAAAATTCAGCGATTAGATTCCCGGTATGATTACGAAAAACATTTGTCCCGTCAGAGTCAAACATAATGATCTTACCACTATCAGTTGCAAACTCACAATAAATAGAATCCATTTTACCCTCTGAGTTCCAGCAAAGGCTGGTCACATTCTTAATACCGAAAGAGTTACCATGAATGTCTTTAACGATTACTTTTGGTTGCCTTTTAAATTTATTCATACATTTAAATATTAGATAATCACAATCTTATTATGGTAATTCGCATCATTGATAATATCATTAATCATACCCCAAATAAACTCTTTAGTCAGATCTTCACCAAAGAACAAGATAGCTTCACAAGTGGCATGTCTGAGAAATAGTTTAAGTATACCTTTGTGTTCGAGATTAAGATTATAGTATAACAACAAATCACACCCGATATATCCGGCAGGAACTTCATCCGTTGGTTCCTGCCGATACATTCCACTAACTATTTCTGCACCAACATTATATGGAGATGCCTTAATAACACATATAACTTCTTTGATTTGTTCGCTTATATTTGGCGGTATTTCATTCTGAGTGTTAATTGTTAAAGTACTAATTACCATGTTTAAGAAAGGCTGCCCAAAAAAGATAAATAAATGCCGTGACCGCAATAGAAATACCGCAACTAAGCATTACATGAAAAATAGTTTTGAAATGAAAGCTAAGAAATATTCCTAAAGTTAGTGCTAAAAAAACTGAAGGAAACAACCAAGGGTGCTGTTTATTTTTATTTTTCATGTTGTTATGTTTTTTTAATTGTTTCTAGTTTGTCAGAAATATTAATCAATATTATCCGCAAAGTCCATTTCAGTTTCTTTATATGGAGGAGTAGAATGAACAGGTAAGCCCATACCAGTAAATAACTCATTACTCATGAGTTTATTATAAAGGTTTGGTGACATGGCTCCAGAAGGCTTTAAAGTTAAAAGAAACTTTATCCTAGTTAACTTTATCTTGTTCGCCATTGTATTAACTATATAGTCATTTGATTCTTTGTATCTAATAGACTTTTCGATATTATCATTTAATACGTCTAGAAATTGTACATCTTTAACGTAAAAAGTATTCTTACTTAAGCCACGTCCACGTGCTCCCGTAACAGCGTTAGCATCTTCTTTATTACAAAAAGCAATAATTTTTTTACCATTAGTTAGTTCATAAAGTAATCTATAACCTGTTAATTCATACATATTACCATCATGTATGAAATACGATCTACCTAAAATAACATCTTTTAAAGCTTCACGATCAGAATTCTCGTTAATCACCTTTCTAATTAAATGTGTTAGTTCTGACTCTGTTAATCTTATCTTTTTCATTTACAATTTTTTAATTATAAATATCATAAAGATGATGTTTTATTTCAGGCTACAAAGGTAAAATGTTTATACTAAACCAACAAATATTTTTTCAAAAAGATAGCACCATATTTTTAAAGTCATTACAAGCATTAAATCCTCTAACATACTCAGCGCGCATTTTTTCGTATATTAGCAGCTTATTTAGCTCAAACCATTCTTCAAATGGCATTTCATTATTTTTGCCGGCATTGTAAGCGTCCTCAAATTCATAAATAATCGTACTGTGATCAGAAAAAAATAAATCGATAGCGTCTTTCATAATAATGTATATTTTTTTGCTAAATAATATAAAATTACCACCAACAGTTCAAGATATTTAAGTATTAATTTATATTTATCATGTATACAAATAAAAAATATAAAAGTATGATAAGAACAATATCTAGCAGTTATTTGTCTAATTTTTCAACTACACCTATCAGATATGGTAGTTATGATCCTAAAACCCCTCAATATTATGACAATTATTGTGTGTATATTACCATTGATACCTGGAGTAATTTTATTACAACATTAGAAAATATGGATATCTTGAACAAGGATAGGTTTATTTTTCCAGATAAAGTATCCATACTTAATACTGTTCCATCTTACAAGAGTAAGTATAGGTCCGAATATTTGATCCCAGATAAATTTCAATTTAATTATAATTTAACTTTACATGATTTTGGCTTAGTACAATTACATAAAAACATGGAAGCAGGCACTATTACTATGTTTAATACATACCCAATAAGTATTCCAAATAATCTATATAACGCAAGTTATATTAAAATAATTGATGATATCAATGATGGCGATATGGAATTTTATTATGAATCTTATTTAAAAAAACGATCAGATGTCTTTAATTATAAGTTTGACAACACTATGGGAAATAAATTGACGCTTATAACAAAAAAATAATATATGAATATATCGAAATTTAATGAATTTTATAACGAAGTTGTATTGTCGCGTGAATCAAATTTTATATTTGAAAAAGACAAGATTAATATTTTATTAAAGCCAAAATAAAAGTATGATAAAAATAACTAATTTAGAATTATTTAAGGGATTTTCCACTATACCTAGAACACAACGTAATGATCCGGAAGCTTTTTTTAGTAAAAAACATGCTGATATTTACATAAATACCTGGCTAAACTTTAATTCATATATTACACTTGCTAAACAGTACGGAGAACAGATGGGTAATGCTGAGATATATGGTCATCTAGAAATTTTTGGCGACGAGGATAGATATAGTAGAAAATACTTAAGAAGTAAAATATTTGCTGACAATTTATATATCGAACAATTAACGTTAAAAAATTTAGGTTATATAAAATTACCTGAAAATTTTGTATCAGGTAGTATTTCATGCCAAAAAACGTTCTTAATTGATATGCCTAATAACTTGTATAATGCTAGTAGAGTGCATTACTCTGGTACTCCAGAAGAAGAGGATGCGTTTCTGAAATATTATGAAGGTAATCTTAAAAAATTAGAAAATAAATTTAACGTAAAAAAAGACTTAAGGCTTTTTCCTACAATTGATATTACAAATAAATTTTTATGAATATAATAAATAAAAGTGATTTAGAATCTTTTATTCTAAATAATGACGAACGTATAGAATATACTACAAATTTATGGCCATTATCTTACGCTGATGATAATATCATATATGTACCAATTAATATATGGTTAAGATATGTTAGTCATATCAATCGAATAATGATTTCTGATCCTAGCCTTCGTTTTTCAGTTGAAATACCTGAGCTAGATGCTCTCTATATACAGAATAACAATGAAAGAGGACCTGGGTCTCTCGATATATCCTCAAATGAAGTCATAATGCCCGATCAATTTACAGTCAATTGTGATGTTTATTTATCAGATTTAGGTGATATTTCAATTCCTGATAATTTTATTATTAAAAATAAAACAATAGCCTGTGGTGATACACGTCTTAGGGAAATACCATTACATTTATTCGGTGCAGAAGTAATAAGTTTTTCATGTGGTTTGCATACAACAGAAAATCTTAAAAACTATTACGACTCAACATTATTACCGCTTAAAAAATCATTAAACATCACGATAGAAAGTAAGTATAGGGTCACAGTTAAAAAAAGATAAAATGAATATACCAGACTTTACATTATTTAAAACTTCTAATAACGAAACTGTTGATTGTTATTTTAGTTATCTGGACATAGATATTGAGGTATGGTTACGAATATGTAACTATATTAACGCTATTAGTACTGTCTCAAGTTTTACGGATGAGCCTTTCGACTATCATTTAAATATTACCTGCAAAAAATCTTTATATGAATATAAAGATACAGATATACTTCCAGATAATTTTAAATTATCACACAAGAAAAATTTGACTTTAGATAATTTTGGTTACATCAAATTGCCCCAGTCTTTTAATATGTTTCATGGCACTATTATTCTTAATAATACTTATTTATTAGATTTACACGAACACTTATATTTCAGCAAATTTATATATTTCAAGGCTGATACTGATGACTACATTAATGAATTAAGTAAATATAAGGACGAATATTTAATTCCTGCATCAAAAAAACTTAATTTTAAAATTACATTATATGATGAGAGAACAGTTATTATTCAATGTTAAAAAAATGGCTAGCTGTGATTGCTAGCCATTTAAAATTGATAACTCTTTTATCTGATAAAAATTATGTGTTATGTTAATTTCATCTGAGAGCTCAGACATAACCTCTATAGTAACATAAAAAACACCATCTAAGTAATAAGATTCGTCAAAAATTTGCATTTCAACGACCTCATCATTATTAAATAAAAGTAAAGAGTCTGGATTAATCTTAATCGAAGAAACCTCAAAAACAATATCGGCTAACTTATCTTGTGTTGCCCAGGAAGGATGATGACGTCCATTTGAAAATTTAATTATCATAGTCTGTTTTTATTTTTCTTTTTTTTCTTATATCCGTCACCAAAATGTGACGAGTAAATTTCAGCAATATTTGAGATAATATGTTTGTGACTGTCTTTCATAGATGTCTCAAAATTCTTTTTCTCCACTGCTTTACCAACAACCTTGTTGTTTTTTATTTTAACCAAAATAAGCTTATCTTTGAACGGATCACTTTGTACGATTAAATAATGATCTTCATCAACCAAATATTTACTTTGGATAAACTTTCCTTTAAGATCCTCTTGTTCAACTGATTGTGAAATGGCGACAAAGCCATTATTACTTGATTTCCTGAAAATATTTTTAAATGCTAACATATCTTATATTTTTTTGTCCAACAAAGATACGTGATTTCATTTTATATTTCAAAGAAAATTTATTTTTTTTTATTTAAACAAAGTTATGATATTGAGGTTATACATAATGAACGGTAGTGAATGACGTATAACCGATAAATCATAACTAAAGCAATGTTTATAATACGATTTAATATATTTATGAAAGATAGAAAAACTATTAAATATGAATATTCTACCACAGATAGACAACTTTAGAACTAAACCTAATTCTATTTTAGATGCTGAGCATACTATCACTCTTGATGATTGGTGTTTAGCATTAAATTATATGGAAACTATCGGGGGCAGTTTTACACATGACGGAATCATAAGGATTATGAAAGGTTCTGATCTTCCAAGTGATTCTATTTTAAATAAAAAATTGTTAATACCAAAAAATTTTACCTGTACAGAGAGAATCGTCCTTAGAAATTTAAAAATCGTAGAATTACCAGAAGATTTAACGATAACTGGGGTTGGGTTAATTCTTTTCGATACATTCTCTTTTTCAAAATTAGACTTAAATAAAATTAACTACATTTATATTGAAATATCAGGAGATCAACCAGATTACGATCTTGAAAAGATAGATAATTTTATTATGGAGCATTATGGCCCTAAGGCTGAAAAAGAATTCTTAGGAAGTTTGATTACATACACAATATTGTCATAGTATTTTATTCATAAATGACCGTATTGCTGATATATCCTCAAGAACAGGCTGACCGGATGCAAAATTTGGTATCTGATTAGATTGGTTGGGTAAGACAACTCTTGTACCGTCAACAAAATTTGAAGAGTCTTTAGGAAAAAATCTAGGAGCTTCTGAAGGAATGTTAGTCGTATTAGATACATGTATATGATTATAATGACCCTTAGTTTGCCACAATATAGCCTTAGGTATATTATACTCTGACCCAGTATTTGTATATCCCATACTAACTAATGTTTTCACTAATAAATCACCCAATTCTTTAAATTCTTTAGGATTAGATCCCTGGCCAATACCATTAAGCCTAGATATATCAACAGCCATACCCTTTCCATGTCTACTAAGCCTATTAGTACCTTTAACATACTTAGAGTGATTACTAACCGCTGATGTTATAATAGCGACAAAATCATGTCTAATATGAGTTCTGATATAGTCACAAGCATTTTTTAAATCTGTAACCAATGCAGGATTTATCTTGTCATTACTTACAACATTATCTAATTTTAAAGAATTACTAATATTTACCATTAACTTTGTATTTATTAGTATAAATATCTCAAATTAGTAAAAAATAAACATGATATGGAATTTATAACATTACCAGAATATAAATGTTTTTCAACTCAAAGTGATAAAAATTGCGATATATGGCAAAGAATGCTTGATTATATGCACGCCGTTGGCGGTAATTTCATTTATGACGGTTATGGTACCAGATTTGCTCCGGAATATTGTTTAAATATTGATAACGTATTATCTTCAGATTTAACAGAATTAAATTTTCCTGGGCACATGATTATTAGGTCTCATGTTTTTGCTATTAAAGATGCCGGTAAATTACAACTGCCAGATAATACTACATTTGATGTAGATTTTTTGTATATTGAAAATACATTGGTTGTAAATATACCTGAAAATACTAAAGTTTTAGGTGAGATAGACTTTAACATGTCTCTTTTAGATGAAGAATACTTTACATACGACAAAGAAAACCAAAAAATAATAACAGAAACGATTAACAATCTAAAAAAAATAGGCAAAGTAAATTTTATATAAAAAATGGAGTTAATTTTACCTGATCTAGAATCATTTAAAACGGATGAAGAAGATTCACAATATTTAAACTTATTCAAATACATGAATAATATTGGTGGTATTTTTGTTGCAAAAACAGTTAATTTTGTAATAAACCCCTGGAATTACGGTACAGAAACTGACCACTATAATTTATCTTTCCCTGGAACGCTAAAAGTACTTGGTAATGTAAAGTTTTATGATGCCGGGTTTATTAATATAGGGTTTAAATTAGAAGTTTATGGTGATTTAATCGTTTCTGAAACAATATTTATTAATCCTGATATAAAAGTTATTAATGGACGTGTTAGGTATTTTATTAGTGCAGCAGATTGTAGGGCTAATGAATCTATTTGTCTAAAAAATGTAGATTATCTTTCTAAATTATCATCTGATTTTAGATATGAATTTGATTGAAAAAATATTTTGCGTTTTAATAAATTAGTTTTACCTTTGCGGTTCACAAATAAAAAAAACAACGATGAAGTATATTGACGTCAAACAAAAACTGCAAGATAAAGGTTTTAATCCAGAGTATGTACAAACTGGAGGTTATCTAGGTATCCTTTCATTTGTAAACCCTAATATTGAAGGTGAAATTATGGTTCATTTTGTTGATCCAGAGGATGAAAATTCTATACCTGAAGAGATCGATTACATGGATAGTGAATTTCTTCATAATATCCCCGTAAAAGTTGTCACATTGCTTATCGATAACCTAAATATCCCATACATGTCAGATGACATTCTTGACATTTATGGTGACAGGCACAATAACATTATTACTCTACTTAATGATGATATTGACAAGTACCTAGATACTTGCCTCAATATTGTTTGTGATCATGAGTATTTTTTGAATTTCATTGTTAGATATAACAATGAAGCTAACTCTTTCTTGATGAAAGTATTGAGCTTAAAAAATCAAATTGTTGCAGATGGACAATACAAGTTTTGTTTTTTCGCGACAAATGGTAATGAAAATAGTGTCTGCCCTTCAGTTGAAGCTCGATATTCCCTAGAACATGATACCTTCGTTCTATTTTTCACAATGGATACAATTTCATTTAAGAAAGAAGTCGGGATATCTGCTATAGGCGATCAATATATGTTTGATATTGATCATAATATTGAAGATATAAAAGAGACTTTTAACTCACAACTTGCTAATTGGCTTAGTCATAAAGAAACATGGCCTGATTATGTTTACGCATAATCAGGTTTTTTATTATTTTTATACCATGTTCGGATATTTATAAAAATAATACTAAGAAAATTTATTTTTATGATACATAGACTACCCTCACTAAGATATTTTTTATATGATGATGATGGGCCTGGACATGAAAACTCAACTATAAGCTACGCTAGATCTGAATATAACAAAGCTCTGCCTTTAGCTGTTGAATACATGGATAACATAGGCGGTAAGTTTGAAACAAAAGAAAATATCGGGATATATAAGAAAAAAATTAACACAGGAAGATTGTACTCTGTCCATAGCTTATATTTAGGAATAAATGCTGAGCAAGACTCGTTTCCTAATATAGAAATTGTTAATAAGTATATCATAATCGATATAAACGGCAATATTAAACATTTAAATAATATTACTCATTGTGAGCAAATTATATGCAATAATGTTATATTGTTAGATATAACAGATAATTGGTCCGAAACAAACTCAAACTATCCTTTTAAATATGAAATAAACGGAAAAATTGTCAATTGCAAAAAAGCTATTAAGTAATAGCCCCCCTGATGTTCTTATATATAAAATGGACGCAGATTAGTTTCTGCGTCCATTGTTTTTTTACTATGAATATTTTTTAAGTATTTCATTAAAAAAATCAGAAGATATACTTTTTAGGCTACACTCCTCATACTCCGGCATACAAGATATTTCTAAAACAGTTTTACCTTTATATTTCAGCATGACCAATGTTTCATCTTCACTGTTTTTCAGATTTGATCTAATGTCAAGATCTAAATTTGTTTTCAAATCATCAAAGCATTCATCTTTATCACAGATTTTTTCTGTTATGTCATCTATTAAACCCACAGAGTTGTCTGGATACCCTAAATGATCAACGTATTCTTTTATAAATTTAACTAATTCAACATTTTTAGCTTCAATCTTCCTTTCTTGAAATAACTCAACCAATAAATTTTTCATAATATTTTATTTTTAAACTTGGCTAGATTCCTTAAGCATTTCGTAAGCCCTAGCTAACCTTGTTAAACCAATACCTCCACCAAATCGCTCAAAGAAATTTAAACTAAGAAATTCTTCCAATTCTTTCTCAACTCGTTCTCTACCAAATAATTCAAAAAGTTTATTGGCATATGCCCCATCCATTATGTTATAGAACATTTGCCTCATATAATTAACGTCACAAGATCTTTCCGCAGATCCAATTGTTTCCTGCCCATAAAGGATAATATCTATCTTATTAAATAGATCATTTCCAGCATGTTTCATATTCCAAAATGGAGATGTCCTGTATGGAAATTTCTCTAAAGATATAACATTACCAAGTTCTTTCCACATCCTAGATTCGTGCTCATCCTCTAAAATAGGAACCCCTCCGTATTCATCACACATATCGTCATAGTTTCTACTAACCGGGCTAGAAAATCCTAGATAATCTAGAAGTTCAGCCTCCAATTTTTTAAGCTCAGCAAATCCCCCCTTTGACTCAAATTCAAACATAGGGAAAATTTTCTCATGTCTTCCAGGGATCGGGTTTTTCTCATTACGGTATGATGTGGAGACGCAAAACACACCTGGCCAATCAGGGTTCTTCAGAAGCTCATATTCAAGCCACATTTGACCCGTTTGTGGTAGAGGCCATACTACTCCATCGTATTCAAAAGTCGCCACAGAGTGGGGATTTTCGCACGCAGCGAGTATTGATAATCTGGACTGAGTAGGTACCTCAATCCATCCTTTAGATAAAAAGAAAGATCTCATTTTAGAGACTAGTTCGTGATATGTTTTTGTTTGTTTCATTTTATTTATTTAGATCAAAAATAATAAATAAATGATGGTTTGTAAATCATAACTGCTCAATTAATTCAGGTTTCCCAACAACTAGACTATATCTATTATGAAGATTAGAATTGGTTGCTACTGTAATATACATTAAAACTAAGGTCATATATATATGTTCAACTAACTCATTTTTAGTTTTCTTAAAATATTCATAATTAAATATTTCCGGCCTATTTGTTAATAGGTTATATTTAACATTTATTTCTGAATTTTTAACTACCATATCTGTTATCACAATATATTTAGTTAGATTTCTATTACTTGAAACATCAATAAACTTCTTGCTCATAACATGTTTTTTAAATTGTTCAAAAAAATACATAGTTAAATTATGTATTATCACATATATTTCTGTTGTTCTTTGTTTTAACGCAAATTCTAAATCAAATGTAGTTGCCTGTCTGATAATATGTTTTAATTGTTTACCATAAAAAGATTTCGACATAATATTAGGATCACTATGATATTTGTTAATATTTTGAATAATATTAACATTATTGTAGGCAATATAATTTATTTCCCCCCCAATTTCACGGCATACGTATTTTTTATCCCTACCTTTATACCACTCACCAACTACAATTCCCGAAATAAATGGAAATCCACACAAACCTAATAATAAAGATTCATTAGTACTTACAGGAAAAACTAATTTAGACCCAAAAATATCTTTTTCTGTTATTTTTGAACGAGGAATACCTTTCACTCTGGATAATTCTGTTAAATAACGATATCTGAGCGTGAAAATAAATGGAGGTAAATCAAATATCTTATCCAAAGAAAATGTCTCAACTAACTTTATAAAAGTTCTATAAGGATAACTACTCATGTCAATCATAGCTAAAGAAAATTCTTCTGAGCTTAATTCAGAGAATCTCTTTTCTATTAGAGAATATACTTTAAATTCTAAATCAGAAATTTTAGGCTTCATTAGTTTGTTGTGGTTTTTATATATAATTGACTGCGCATCGATAATTGTAATTCAAAAACTCAGTTTTCTTTATAAGGAATTCTTTGTATTGGCGATCAAGATATTGTTGACCAGAATATAAGCTAATTTTATCCATAAATTTATTTATTTTACGGCAATAAAAATTTACTGTTCTATCTTCATGATTTACAACAACATTATCTAAAATAATACTAAAAACGTCTTTTAATTTAATATGAACTAAACGTGCATCATCACTTTTTATGTAAGTTTTAAAGTCATCAGTGATTGTTCTTAATATAACAGCTACAATATAATCGAAGTCAGCATCCGAACTTTGGTTTAAAACTATATTAAGATCATTCTTTTTGCATTTTGCAATAATACACTGTTTATTATTCATTACATCATATATATTATAGTATTTAGTAAAAAGATCATTTTCATGAAAAACCATGTTATTAAATGAAACTAAATTTATCATCCCCGTAGGATTTCTACCAACATATTTAAACCCATTTTTTCTATGCTCCCATTTGGAATGAAAATTATCAGACATAATAGGAAACCCAAATGCAACCAGTTCTCCTATTACCGAATAACCAACATTAATGTTAAGGACATTATTTATTATATCATCAACGGTAATCTGACTTAGGCTTTTATTCAATTTTTCGGATAATAAAGTTAAATAATAGTATCGCATATAAAACAATTTGGTAGGATACCCTGTACTATCTTCAACATTTAAAGTCTCCATTAATTTTACAAATCTGGTATATAATTTACCTCCACTAATAAAACTAGCATATCCTGGGGCATATTTAAACATCATTTTTTTTGGATCATACCCCATAAATTTATTAAATGTTCTATATAAATTAGGTTCAAAACTGAATATCTTTGGTTCCATATTTTTATTTAATAATTTTTACTACGTATTAAAATTTAAGTTAATATTTAAATTATATAACTCACTTAATTTTGATTTACTATAAACATAGTCAGAATATTGTTTATAAATACCATGCCACCAGGTACTCTTAATATTATCTATAAGCTGATCATCATAATCATCTGGAGCACTAACTATATTTATGTTTACTGTCATTTTTTTAGCCCTTGAATCTACTTCAAATGTTGCATTCGCGGAATAAAAAAAATCCCACTCACGATAAAAACCCGTAACACCAAAATGATCCTTAGCATTATCACAGAAAGACTCCGTAAGGTTTTCACTAATTGCCCCAATTATATCCCGATTTTTTGTGTTTAATATAACCCTAAGATCCTCTTGTTTACAAGGAACTATACCATTAAGCCAGATAACTACATCAAATAATTCTTCATCGTAATAAAAAATACCATTTTCAAGAATAATACCAAGTAAAATATTATCTGAAGTTCTAGCTACATATCTTTTTGATTTTATATCCCAAGAACCGACAATACTTTTATTAGATGGAGATTTAAAAATCCATATTTTTTTTGCTGTAAAAGGAAATCCCCCCCGGATAATTCCAAACATTTCCTCAGCATAAAATGTGGGAATTTGTATTGGCTTTGCATTATAAACGTCAGACTCTGTTATTTCGTTTACAGGTTTATTTAATTTTTGTGATAGTAATTTTAAATAGATATAACGAGAAACCGCCATATTAATCGTAAAAGACTGAAATTTATAGCTAGGCATTTTTAGTTTTTCAAGACGTCTGGTCATCCTATGAATAACAACGCCTAAACTAAAACTATCAGACATTATGTTTTGGTTAAAATCTTCTAGGTATATTTTAAGTTCTCTTTCAATCAATACTCTAAGAGCTTTCTCTAATGGAGAAATTGTAAGCATTATTTTCATACATCAATAACCGTCTTAAAATTAAATTTATATGTACTCCATAATCTACTATCACAATCTGCGTTTAGTTTAATTTGGGTTAGAAAATATTCAGTAATCTTATTTTCAAAATTTTTATCTTTTTTTATTTTTAAAAAGATATCTTCTAAATCAACAGTATTTTTGTTTACCTCACGTCTAACCTTATTCTTATCTACGGATACGTGCAGTGTAATATTCAGATCTTTTAAACGAACTTTTTCTAGTGTTAAATCTAATAATATAGTTTCACCATCAATGAAATAATAATGCTCAAAATTTTTAAGTTCAGTGTATAGAAATTTTTTAATACAATCTATAAATTTAGTTTTTACTAAACCCAAAATAGACTCATAATTTAAATTAGGTAGTTTGCTAATTGCAGCCATATCTGAATGGCTAACAGGTATAATAAATAAAGATTTAAGTTCTATAAAAATACTTGTGTTAACTAAACCATAGTACCCATAATGTTTTACGCCATTATAAAGATAAACGATGTCATTAGTATCAGTATCCCGAATAATATATTTATACCCATTTCCCTCGTCAACCCAATTCGATTTATATTTTTCACTTAAAAACTTAATTTTAAATTTTATTAGTTGAGCTGTCATTTCATTATCAGCGTCTATATTATATATCTCCGCATTAATAATATCATCTATTGTTAATTTAGATATCTTTTTTTTGCGTATCTGGGATAAAACTGTTAAAGCAAAATATACTATGTAACACTTACGTGACGCGCTATTAAACTTATTTGGTATACCAAAATATTTTAATATACGAGATATATGATCATGCAACTCATCTCCAGATATAAGATCATATAATTTAGGACCACCTAAAGTAAGACCTATCTGTTTGTCTATGGTGTTAAATATAACAATATCTTGCTTGGTTAATCCTTCTAACATAATTTTTTAATACTATATTTATAAATATCTACTCATTGAGTAGTAGAGAAAAAACTAAAGTTCCCAAATTTAATACTTTACTTTTTGGGCTATATTTATAATAAACCTCAAAAACCAATGGCAATAGTTCATGCCTTAAATTAGTTTTAACCTCATCGTCAATCGGATCAGTTGTAAAGTGAAACTTTAAATCTTTTTTATTAAAAACTATTTTAGATAACCTAACATTAAAAGGATAGTTTTCGAATATCAAAGCAAACCTGCGTATCTTAATAATCTTTTTGTACAATCTTTCAACTCGTTTAGCTTCAAGCTCAAGAAGCTTATTGCGCACTCCATCATAATCTAAATCAAGTTTTTCAATAACTTTCAAATCGTATGCATTCGCACTAACGTATTTTTTGCTAAATTCTGGAGAAACCTCTGATGAGGTATAAAATTCGTTTACGTATTGTACCCCGTTAGAAAATATAGATACAAGATTAGTTCTACTATAGTAGTATAAATATTTTAACCCTTTAGATTTATCCCAGAGTCCAGATGAATCATAATGACCACGTGTAGAGCGAAAAGGAAATAAATAATACAAACAAATATTATCCATGAAACCTTCATTGATTATAATTTGTTCCGAATTCGAGATATCAGTAAACGTCAATTCACTTCTACTTTTACCCAGCTTATATGCTATCTGTGTAGCAATAAGATACTTATAAAAGTAATAAGTTTCATAATTACTATTCGGTTTTAACCCAAGAAACTTACTTTGCTTGTAAAAAACCACCCTAATATTATAATTTAAAGACAGAATATCTTTCGTAGTGTAAAAAAATATATCAAAAATTCCTGGGGGGATATCATACGGTTTAAGTCTTCTTTCCGAAAGAAATTTTTTAATATAAGCACGTAGTGATTTATCAATTAAATCAAAAGCTCTTACTTCGAAATTACTAAAATATTTGGCCATTATATATATTTTTTACCATTTATGTATATACTAGTTTCGCCAGAATCTAACAAACGGCTATGAAAGATGAAAGCACTACGTTGTAAATTATTCATTACATGAAGAAGCGTTTTAGCCACATTATTTAATAATTCATCTGTTTTTATTTTTGATTTAAAATAAAAATTTATATTTTCTTTTCCGGAGTAATCAATTTTAATTAGCTTGGACTGAGTTTCTGCAAGATATTTTATATATTTTCCATCTTCATGTACTTCATACATACGTTTCAATTCTTTTATACTTAATTTCTTTATTTTATCTATATAACCACTATAATCTAAATCATAGGTTTCTATAACTTCAAGATCACGGATTGAACAAGGTCTAGCAAAATCACTAAAAATACTTGGGATAGTGAAATTATATGTATCATAATTATAGTAGAACTCCCCATTTGTATATATAAACCAAAGTCCTGAACTATAAACTTTATACTTAAGACCATTCTTGTTAACCCAAACAGCTTTCATATCATCCCCAGTGAAAGGTATCAAATTAGCAATTGCTGCTGTCGCCCACTCGTTATCTTTTACTAAGATATCTTTCGCATTTATAATATCCTTTTGTGTCAAATAATTTATGTGCTTATCTAACTTTGCCGCTATTTCTGAGCAAAGTATATATTTGACATATAAAACGGTTAAATCACCTTGTATTCCAAAAAATTTAGCTTTTTTAATGAAAATTTCTTCCGATTTTTGAGCAAAACCTGCTGATAGGTAAATATATCGATATAAATCGAAACTAATTTTCAGTTTTCTAACTGGATTATAATACTGAAAAGTCTTCGCAGCTTCATATAATGACTCTTCAACTTTTTTTAAAAAAAATATTTCACGACTATTAAATACTATGCCCATAATTATAAACATTAATACCGTTTATGTTTAACCGAACCCTAGAGTATGAAAAGTTAGATAAGTTACCTATGTTATTATATGACATATGAATAAAAGTTGCAATGCCGTCTCCAAGTTTATGTATACTTTTTTCCGATAAATTAGAAATATCACGGTTAAGTGGTGTTTTAAGATCAACGATTAATATTTTATCTAATATTTTAAAATCATCCAAAACCAACCCTTCATCTTTAAAATTAGCATCAAATTTCAGTTGCTCTGTCAAAAATTTTTTTAATTTTTTAAAATTTAATTTTGTAAGATAATCAACTAACTCTTCATGGCTAAAATCATGATTCATAATTATATTTAATTCACGAGCAGTCGATTTTTCTTTATTTGGTAAATATGTCCCAATATATGGGGGACTTGAATGATTAAATACGTTATCATTATAATAATATACCCCATTAGTATAAACTAGAGCTAAATTTTGATTTTTTTTAACAACATATTTTAAGCCATTAACTTCAACCCAATTTGAGATAAATGATTTTGATCTGCTTGGCACCAATAACGATATTGCCGGTAAAAAATCAGGCCTTGATACAAGGATAGGTGTAAAATTAATTACATCTGACATTGTTAGATCTTTAACCGGTTTATTATTTCTTGCAGCAATCTCTGAATACAAAAGATATTTGACAATCTCTCGTCGTGGATTAACATTATAATAACCCAATTTATTTAATAACTTCATAAGTTCTTTAAATGAAAATTGACTAAAATCAGGTAAATAAATATAATCATCATATATTTTTGTGAGGAAACTAGGATTTATATACTTCTCCGGCGGGCTATCACCAAAATATTTGCGATAAATATGATTAATATATTTATTAATTATACCATAAGAAATAACATCTCTATTATTTAATAATCTTTCCACAACCCGCTTTTAATTTTTAAATGTTTATGTATATACTTATCAAGATACTCATATAGTGCGGTTTCACTTTTTGTTATTAGATTTTCCATATATTTTAATTTCTACGTTTATTTCATATTTATTCGGAATATCAAGAGCATATTCATATGGCTCCCCCATTATAGATTTTAATAATCTATCTTTCACTACATCCTCAAAATAAGCTTTAGATCCTGAAGTTATTGAATTTTTCTCAGAAGTAATTTTAAAATTAAAGCCATTTTTTGTTTTTTTAACTTCATTGACTAAAAATTTTTCAGAAACATGGCCAGCTATATTAACGGTTATAGACCCAAAGTATACCTGGAAATATTCATATACTTTTTTATGAACAAATTTTTTAACTTGTTCCAAAGTATAGTCATTTTCGGCAATATAATTTATTAAACTTGGTCCAACAGAAATAAGGTTAAATTTTTTTGCAATATTATCAAAAGGAATATTTGGTGCAAAATAATAGTATTCTCCATTTGAATATACAAATGATGCCTGATCTTCGATAGAATTGTTATAATAAACATAATTATTGCCTTTATCCTTAATCCATTTGGATGCTCCAACAGCTCCTTGAGCTGTTTTAAATGGAATTTTAGAAATTAAAAGAGCCGGAATAAATGAAACTACAGTTTTTTGTTGCGGCAGTTTCATTAAATCATTAATATCTATTTCTGAATAATTTTTACCAAATAAATTTTTTATCGTTGAAAAATGTATGTATCTACCAAAATAATAATTAAACATCATCCCTGCTGTAGATACCCCCAATCTAGATAAAACAGATTTAAACGTTTTCATAATAAATTCTCTATTCACAATGTTATTAACATATGCACTAGCCATATCACCAATAAATTCGTCAGCCATAGATGGAGCATATAACATAAATTTTTGATAAATTAACCTATCAGCCGCACTAAAAAGTGTTATATCAAATTTAGATAAAACTCTACTCATATTACTCTACTTCAATTATAAAATTTAATTTTGATATATCTATCAAATTACGATAAATTCTTATTATGTAAGAATTAATAAGAGCAACTTTTATCGCTCCGCCGTTTATTAGTTCTTCATATAAACTGTTAGTAAGATATTGGCCTATAACTTTAAACTTAAATTTAAATGTCCTCTTAGAGAAAGATACGCCAATAATTTTTAAATCCACATTTTTTTCAGAAAGAGTTCTCGCTGTCAATAATAAATCGATATATGTTTTAGCTTTTCGACCCATACTAATTATTGCTGCTTTTTCGATATCTGCTGAACGATTATCATATATAATCGACATCTCAGGATCATTCACTAAACGGATGTCTGGCCCAAGATTTGATGTGTCAAATTCTTGCCAGTCAGGAAAAGCTATTTTATTCCTATAAAGAATACCTCCAGAATAAATCCAAGAAATAATCCGGCTCCCATTTATATCAGTAATTACAACATATTTTTGTCCTTTAAAATTTACCCATTTACCTATAGATTTAAGTGTAAATGGTACTTTAAAAAAAATCGCAGCAGAAACTGCTGACTGATTATGCATAAAACCAGGACCACGTATATGACTTTCCATAAAATCTTCTTGAGTTAAAGATTTACGGTTTTTATTATGTTTATAACAAACATGTGAGCTAAAAATATATTTAAAAAACATAAATCCAAAGTTATCTCTTTGATAACCAAAAAAAGGTATTTTTTTTAAAAAAGCATTTTTTATCTCATCATGATATTTGTTATACATAGAAAGCATATCTTTCTGCTGGTCATTTTGAAAGACAATATTAGATAATACATTTTCACTAATGTATTTATCTATGCTTTCAAATGCAACTATTTCCCTTTTTGTGAAAAATTCTGGCATAAAAATATTGATTAGAATTTAATATTTATATCTGACAAATCTATAGAATCCGCACTAAAAACACTTGTATTTAAATCATACCCATGTTTATCAAATTGAATTAAAAAATACACCTTATCATGCACCCTATTTTTAATAGCAATTTTTTCATCTAGGCTAAGATCCTTAGGGTTAATTTTTGAGTTGTTTTCAGCATCTATTATATTGATTATTTTTATATCAAAAATAATTTTTTCATTTTCATTTCTTATACTAGTAAATTTAAAGTAAATATCCGTATCTTCATCTGGTGGGGCTGAAATATAATATCTGTTTTGCTGATCATCCCCTAACTTAAACCCTTTAGTAAAATCAACAGCAAGTTGATCGTATATGGCTTTTTTAAATGAATTATCTTTGTCAATTTTACTATTAATAACGGTCTCTAACTCAAATAACGTAACATGACGAGTTTCGTCAGTTATTCCTTTCGGTAACTTTATATTACGGCCAAAAGTATTTACCGTGTTGTATTTTAACTTATATTTCTCATTATTTACATAAGCAAAAAAAGGCACCACATCACTAAACCTTTTTTCATAACATACATATTTAAGCCCAGTATCTGATTGATTAATCCAGCGGCTTATTGTAGAAGCGTCTACACAATCATACTCTAAAAAATTTAGAATAAATGCATTTTGTAACTCGCGATTTCTAATTTTAAATTTTTGACCAATCAAATCTTTAAAATCAAGATCAATTAATTTTTTATTTCTATTTTTTGCTATTATATTATAACACAAATATTTAATACCATAATAGTCGTCAGAATTAGGGTACAAAATCCCGAAATATCTTAAATATTTGCGAACGAATAATATCATTCCAAAATAATTTTCATTAGACACTGAAAACAGATCCTTGTTTTTTAATTTTTTATCTAAATAACTAAATAATTTAATTTCGAAGTCCGATACTAACTTAATCATACAAATTATATAATAGCAAATTAGCCCCCATTTTAGGTGGGGGCTTTCAGTTAATTAACATCAACAAAAGAATTAGGAAACATTTTACACGCTCTGAGATAATTCTCCAATAATGGGATAAATTCTTTGTAAGCAGTTTTTATCTTCTCATCTTCTGAGTTTATATAAACGTCTTCTTGTTCTTTTAATTTATCTAGGCCACTGCTTATAGGTTTTATCAATTCTCTGGCAGCTTTTATTCCAACCGCATTAGGTTTCCAAAGAATTCTATAAAGGCCAACATTTGTCGCAATTTCACATAAATTTCTAGATAATTTTGTTGAAAAAACCGTATCTTGGTTTTTTGATGTTAAACACAATGTTTGTTCCATAATTTAACTTAGGTATTTTAGTTTATACAAGGTAGAATATATTAATTCCAATATAGTATCTACCTGATTTTGAAGATAAGAATCTTTTATCTCTTTCCTGGATATTTCGATGTTATCTGCTAGGCCTTTAAAATAAGAGATTACTTGTTCTGAACTACTGTAATTCTCAATACCTTCACAGTCAAAACTTCCAATTATGCCGTATTTCCCTTGATAAGATTCAACAAATCCATCAATTAAATCACCAATACCCTCATAATATGAGCCCAACGCCTTGTGCTCTGCATATGATTTTGTTTGTAAATGAAAAACATGAGATTGATTCCTGGATGTTAATATATCCGATACAAACATATCAACACCTTCAGTTTTTGTTATTTTAACAGTGTCTTGCTCGCCGATCAATGAATTGATCAAGTCAGCCTTCGTAAATTTGCTCATAATAGTATTTTTTTATATAAATATCTGAAGAAATTATTTATCCAACCCGTGAGCGGATAATGTGTATTTAAAAGGATTTCCTGGTATATTTTTAATGCACTCAAGCATCTTATCAGCAACCATGTGGATCTCAAGCTGAGCTGTTTTATCGGCTCTAAGCATATAAAAATGATAAAATGATCTCCAGTTAAAAGATGTATCCAATGTCAGCATAGAGTTCATTGTCCTAAAGAAACGAGAGCTTTCCTTTGCCCTTTTTCTTGTCAATACAGGTGTTAGTTCACTGGCGGATCTGTGATATAAAAAGTTCCCCAATTCAGTATAAACTCTAAGCATATCTGCCCAAGTTTCAACTGAAACTTTATTCATATCCAAATAAGGAATATCACTGATGTCATTTATTTTAACTCCCTCCCAATCTTCAGGAATGTAAAATTTGTCTGTGAGTTCTTTGTATCTTGCAGACTCACCATTTACCGAAACGCCAATCCTGTGCTTTAATGTGTGGATGTGTGAGGCCTGTTCCACCTCTATATTAAAGTGGAATAGTGATTTCTCAAAAGGTGTTTCATGTTTATGCTCTGCTAGATATTTCAATAGATCTGGCATCCTTTCAAGTTTCTCATCTGTGATTTCTCTGTCTGTGGATGTCCAAGCACTTTGAGCATGGGTTTTATCGCTACCATAGTAGCCAATAAGTTCTACTGTAATCTTTCTGTTCATAGTAAATATTCAATTGAAAAAATGTTAATGTCATCTTCCGAAAACTCGTTGTTTGCGTATTTTACACACGAGTTGATGGGTTTGTCTAAAGATACATAAAAACTATGGTATGTTAAAGCACCTCTAAACACTATTAATAAATTTTTAAGCTGATCTATCTCATAATCAACTAAATATGAATTTGGCATGTTCTGGAAATAATCGTTATTGACGAATATTTTTATAAACCATAATTTGGTTAGGTCTTCTAAGGCCCCATGCGTTTTATGTACTGAAAATAGTGTATGATACTGGTATACAAACCTTTGCACTAAATGAAATAGTACTAACTCCGAAACTGATAATTTGACTTTCATATAAAAAAATAGCTTTTACGCTTATTTAGTGCGTAAAAGCTATTAAGTAAATAGTTGCTAAAATCTACTTATTAAATAATTCCTCTTCTCCAAACAACGTAATTAAAACTTCTTGTGCAATATCCGCTAGTTCTTTTGCCGGATCAGCGTTTTTCGTTCTAATAACCTCGTCCAGAACTTCACCATAACAACCTAATTTTTCTGATCTCCAAAGTAATTCTTCAAAAAGCCTGTCATTCATTTTGTACCTATAATTAAATCGTCGAAATTTATATTGGGGTTTTTATTATTCTTAATATCTCCAGAATTAACAATTCTCGCAATGTTAATTATCTCAGAATGGCATACAGATATTTTATCTCTTAAATTTTCAGTCATTTGATATTGTTCAGATTCAATAACTTGCCACAAATTTTCACAAATTACTGACATCTCATGTAACTTAGTTTTAAGATCTTCCCCATCCTGAGATGGCTCTCTAACGAGAGTCGCTAATTGTTCCGTTGTTATTATAATTTTGGCCATATTAAATAAATATCACTAATCAGATCTTTTAAGACCATAGTTACAAATAAAAAAATTAACATTGCTTTCAGCAATATATTTTGGCCATTTTTTTAATTTCTGCACATGTTTAATTGCCTCTTGTTTAAACGATTTTTCTTTTTCTTCGGTTATAGTCCAATCATGATACCATGCATCTTGCCTATTTACTACGTCATCGTAAGTAACATTGACTTCAGCATGTTTAAACATCATGTTAACAAGATCTTTTATGATATTATCGTTATCCATTATTAATGTCATTAAAGTTAAAAATGTATTGTTCAAGTTCATCGAGGCAGATAAATCTAACACCATCAATTATTTCATTCAAAGAATGATGATGATGTCCGAAGATCCAAAAATCCGGTTTATGATCATCAAGCATAGCTTGTAGTGCTTGCCTGGTTGTAGATTTATCCGTATAACCAAATAGCATACTCATAATTCTTTGTGGGCAATCATGAGATACTACTATTTTAGGTTTAATTTTAAGATAGTTATCAACAACTTGTAGGCTTTCAGCGTAACTCATCTCTTCATTACTGAAGAAAGTTTTACCTTCAACCCTATGATGTTTGTCAATAGAATCAGCACCTCTAACTGTAAAAATTGAATATTCCTCAAAGTATTTGCTATTGCCTGTTGACGGATATTCGTCTTTTACGGCCATAGGCATATAGTCGTGATTACCAGGATTAATCCAATGATTAGGTCCAATATTTTTGATATGCCAAGTCCATTCTTTTTTAAAACCAAAATCACCAACACATATGGACATGTGACAATCTTTGATTGCTTTTTTGTATTTTCTCAGCTCACCATGAGCATCTCCAATTATCTTTATTTTCATATCACACTTTTTGTTCTAGGCCTGAACGTAGGTTTTCAAGTATAATTTCACCATCAGTAAGTTTAGCTATGACTGAGGTGGAAACTATACAATTTTTTAATACAACATTTGGAATGTTGATAAGAAAATCCTCCCCATTAAAAAATCTCAGGTGGTTTTCTCCATTTAGACACCCATCAATAGATTTAAGGAATAGTTTAAATTGCGTAGGATTTAAAAATGTCTCATCGCAAATCAGACCAAATTTTTCGTGAATTATTTTTACTCGGCAAATTTTTGTTGTGTCCATGTTCATTTTTTTTGATAGGACAAAGATACAAAATCTTTTCTGAATAAATAAAATATTCTACCTAAATTTTTAACCCAGGAATAAATCTTGCTGTTATATGATCTTTAAAAGACGACCAGCTTTCAAATTTAACTCTAACACCTTTTTCTTGTACATATTTTTCAATACAATATCGGAAAAATTTATCTCTTTTATTTATTGCTTCTTTATAGTCATTTTCAGTATATGGTGATAATGAATTTTTAAACATAAATTTTATGGCTTTTAAAAATTCTTTATCCCAAATAAATAAAGGCTTATAAATAATTGATTTAATACAAATAAAAGATTTTAAATTTTGATATGTTTTAATAACTGAATAACGACCCATAAGGTAATCTAAAAGCCAAATTATATTAGACGCTAATTTGAAAGGATGATTGTTTTTTGTTAATTTATATTTTCTACCAACACTTCTTAAGTCAACTAGTACGTCATATGTTAACTCTAAACGATTAGAATCATCTTCAACCTCAATAAATAATACATCTATTATATACTCAAACCCATCGACAGAAAAGGTTGAATAAACTCTATTATCATCAGCTAAATAAGTACTATAATTTGACGGCTGAGAAAATGTCTCATATATCAATTGCCTCTTTCTCATATTTATATAAATACTCTAAATTACGCAAATATTCTTCAATATTTGATAAAGTGCTTTCTAATCGATTACCCTTTAGAAAAGTAAATCCTAACCTTGATTTACAAATCAATATATTTGATCCATCTGAGAAGTTAATGAAATTAGAACCTCGATTTATAACATAAATCTTGCCTGATTTTCCGACATAAAAATCATCTACTTTGAATCCGGAGATTACCAATAATTGTGCTTTAGTTCTGAAATCCATTTTTTTAATTTTAAATGTTACAAAAGAAATGACCAGCAGAGTGCCGGTCATTATAACTAAGCCACAAATTTATGGCAATTTTCTAAAATGAGGTAATAAAAAATAAAAAGCTGAGATTACACTTTTTAACAGTTGCCTTTATAAGGATTATTGGTTCCCTTAATATCCACTAACATCTTTTGGATGGTAGCAACCAATGCCGACTTTTATGTGAGTCACACATTCTTGACGCTACTCTCTCTCTTACTAATCTATTCTCTTCAATCCGGCAAGACTGACTAAGCTTTCGAGGGCCTAGAGATATTTTGTAAGAATACATAACAACTTGCGGTCATTATATGCCACGAACTGCTCGTGACTATGTAGGCATTTCTTTTCGTAGCGTCCGGTAGACACTTTTGCTATAATTATTCAGTAGTTATTCATTCTAAACATAAATAATGAACTTTTTTAGTTAAGTTGTGGATAAAATCAAGTTGCGGTCTACCGTCAAAGCTATCTAACCTTTTGAGTTAAATAATACTTTACAACTCGATATGATGTCCCCATCATCATGCTTCAAGACATCTCTTCGATACAGACTGGTAATCTGTAAGGAGCGTAATACCAGCACCACCTGAAATACTACATTACCTTTCGGTTTTAAGACACCTATTACATTGGATACCGCAATAATTAGACTGGATATTCCTAATCTCTTGCAAGAACCCTATGAGTTAATCTTATTGGTCTTCCGACCTCAACCCCGCAATCCACATTTACGGGATTATTACTCCATTTCGCCTACACCGTCGGCCTCAACTACTGAGGAATAATAATATCTCACTTGTGTGCTCAAGCTCGGTAACAAGCCGCAGTAGTATGTTTTTAGCATACTAACCACTTTATCCTGCTTTCGCAGTTTATTTAATGACCACACACGGCCAATATCTTCTATCAAAGAACTAATTTGTGGCGGAGCCTGGACTCGAACCAGGACCTTTAGGTTATGAGCCTAATGAAGTAACCCTTTTTCCACTCCGCAATATAACGAACAATAAATATCAATATTTATCAGATTAGTCAAGTAGTTTTTAAGAAAAATTTACAACAACATGATATTTATTCAAGATAAACCAAAACCAGGAAAATCTTTTACTTTGTAACATTTCTTCTATAACAGGTTGTAATTCACGATCACTACTAATAACAAGTTGTTTTTTTGGTATACAATTATCTAAATAATTTCCCAAAGTGTCAACATCTTCTCTATCATTTATTTTACTTATAAAACCCAGTAAAAATTGTAAATTTCATATGTTTATACGGGTGTTGTATTTTGAGGTGTGGTAATATAATTATAAGCAAACGTTAATAATTCTTCAAGCCTGTCATCAGGTAATTGATTATACATTGCCTGATATAACATAAAAGATTTAGTCCGTTCATTAACTTCAGTTCTTAGTAAATAATCTAATCTATCTCTAAAATTAAATTTAGAAACATTTTCAACATGTTCGTGCGGAACTGAGGCTATATCTAAATATTTATATTGTAAAATCTCTACAGGCCATTCGCCCGTTGGTAACGAATCTAAAATTGCTTTATAATTACGAATATTTAAATCGTATGAATTTACTTCGAGCTCTCTACTTACAGTATTTATTGCTAATGTTTTTAATTTTTGCTCTTCGCTAACAGAATTTATCATTTTTTTGTTTTTTTATTTTTTTTATTTATGCAAATGAATTTGCAAGATCTAATGATGTTCTAGTTGGTTCTTGAGCAGGTAATGCCAATTTATATGCTATATTACCTGAAACTCCATTTGCCCCCCAAACATAAACGTTAGCTTTTGGTGTTGTGTCTCCTGCTGTTATAATATACCTATCATTAATTCCAAACCATTTGATAATTCTAGGATTGGTGCCTGGAAGAGTTGTTGTAAGAGTTATTTCTGTACCGAAACCATAATCAGCATTATTTGAACCAGTCCAATTATAAATTCTAAAAACTGGTGGTGAATTAAATGCTAACGCCACATACTTCTGATCTGAACTGAAAGCTGCTGATACAGATGTTATAAATGTGGTTGGATTTATATATCTTGTACCAACACCATTACCTGTCCAAGGGAAAATACACACAGTTGCAACAGGAGTGTTTGTTGTTGTTGTGGAAGCTATTAACATATCACCTTTAGGTGAAAATTTAACATCTCTAAAATCACCACCTGAAGTATCTATCACTATTTTTGTACCATAAGCCAAAGGAGATCCTGAAACAGGGTATATATTTAATGCCCCATCGTTTGTTGCTGATGTGGCCCCTATAGCTAAATAATTACTATCTGGATGCCAACCGCAACAAAGGCAAAATGTCGCACTTGTTGGGAATGACCCTGGATTTGAAAGTTTTGTACCTAACGGAGGATTTGATGTAGAACCTGTTACATTATATGATGCAAAGCAATTACTATCAGCAATAGGAATTGTTAGAACATTACCATCCGGGCTAAACCTGAGTTTATTAACAGTACTTGTGATTACTGTTGTGATATCTGATGGATTAGTTAATAGTGTTCCAAGTGGGGACGTCCCTCCTGTTAATGAATACATATTTAGGCGTGGTGATGAAAGCCCGCCTAACGCCAAAATACTATTTGATGGATGAAAATCAATTCCTTGAGTATAATTAATATTGAACGAACCTGGCACAGCTATTCTTGTACTAAAACCAAATGTTCCGGTTTGGCCCGTCATATTATATAAGTTAAACCCTTCCCCCACTGTAGTATCATTGTTCGCCCAACAAATATAGGCGGGAGGATTTTGAACATTCGCCCCACCCAAATATTCACTACGCTCTCTAGTAACAGAATTAACTGTTGTTATAGCTGTGAAAAAAACTCCACCGATTTTACTTATTGTCATTTTTTAATAGATAATGCTTTAAATATAAGATGTGTTAATTCATCACTAATTGGCGACGGTAATTTTTTTGGCGAAAAATATCCGCACTGAGTGTGCTCAAATCCATCCTTAGCTTTTTTTAAATCAGGTATAATTGGTTTGTCGTATTCAACCCAATAAATATATACCACACTATCTAAATATCCTCGTCTACTTATATTTTTTATTTTATCCAAAAAAAATATTTCTTTATCTAGATCAATATCTGTTTCTTCATAAAATTCGCGATATGCTGCCTGAATAGGCGTTTCATTATCCTCAATTTTACCAGAAGGAACTGACCATTCATTAGGACGTGAAGCATCTGGACTTCTTTTACATAAAAGAATTTTGCCTTTACTTTTTAAAATTATTCCCGAATATTCATTCATAATTAAGTAATATAACTATTATATATATTATTTTTAAAAAGTAAAATATTTATTATTAATGTTATTAAAAATAAATAATAATAAATTTAATGTTAAATTAGCCATTAGCCCTGATGAAAGAAGTGAGGGTATGATGAATAAAAAGTTTAATGAAGAATATAATGGAATGCTTTTTGTTGAAGATGAAAGTGATGTCCATTGTTTCTGGATGAAAAATTGCATAATATCTCTAGATATTATTTTTATACAAAAAGGTACAATTACCAAAATACACGAGAACTGCCCCCCCTGTGTTACAGATAGCTGTGAAACATATTGTGGTTACGGAAATTTAGTTCTAGAAGTTGCCGGTGGCACTTGCGCAAAACTAGGAATTAAGAAAGGTGATAAGATGACCTCATAACACCTAAATAATCAATTAAATTTTACTGGTGACAAATAATAACACGCATGATAACTTCATGTAAAAAAAAACATTTGCCTATGAAACAACTAAAAAACATTTTAACGATTACTGTCGCATTATTTATCGGATTTACTATTGGTTACTATAAAAAAATATCTGAATTATTAACGAATAAGCCCGTTCCAAAAGTTATCCAACATCAAAAAGATGATTCCCCAATTTCAATTAAGATGTATAATACCATCCGCGAGAAATCAAGAGAGTATCAGATACCTACATACATTGCATTCAACATAGCGTACCTGGAAACCAGGTATAGAGGCCCGTTCGATTCAAAATATAACCCAGCATTAATTTCATCAGTAGGAGCTGTGGGTCCAATGCAATTAAGAGAATCAACAGCAGAATTTATTACTAAAAGAGATATAGATAACGAACAACTTAAAAACGACATATCTCTTAATGTAGAAATTAGCATGAAACTTTTAAAATATCTTTACGATAGATACGGATCATGGGAAATAGCGTGTAGCTACTATAACACAGGTAAGGCCAAAAAAAATAGTTTCGGATCTTATTGTGTAGAAAATGTTGACTACACATATAAATGGGAAAATTATAATAAAACCATTTTCACGCCATAATATACACCATCTCTATATTCTATTAGATAATATACATTTAACCCCCCCCTATTTCTTCCCCTTATATTAGCCAAATATTCGGCGTCTAATGGACTATCATGTATCGAGAGTACGACACCAAAGGGTGTTATTAATATCGCCCTGTAAGCCAAGCTACGGCTAAAATTAACGATGCTATCCTGAACGACAATAGTATCGTTACCAGGGTGATCAGGAAACCTACAGCCCCTAACGATATATTTGTAATGGCTAAAATATACAAGCCCATTAAAGTCATAATCGGCTTTCTTTAGGTATACTGTTCCAATAGAATCAAAATTTAAAATGTATGTCTCTGAGTAAGATAGAGAGTCATATGGGGGATCAAAAACATAATCCTCAGGTATTGTGCTGTAGTCGCAAGTCGTACTATCAATAACGTATACTACGCCATTCTGCCTTAAAGTACCACCTAAGTGCTGCTCGTTAGTTAGATGCAAAGTATCACCCCTACAAACAAAAATTGTCGTATCAACAGCTTGTGCTAATGATACGACAAAGTTTGTTACAAATAGAATTATAGTTATAAATGTCTTCATAATTATAACTATCGCAAAAAATCAATTAAGACGTTTTTGGCGGATAAACTTTAGGCCTACGTCTAGGTTTGTAAGACTTTTTTTTAACCGGCTTAGCCAAAAGCTCTGTCTCAGAAAAATCCTTCACATAGTTATTCGTAATAGGATTAGTTCGGTTAAATAGTTTTGAAAATGTTTTTTTAAAAAATTCTAGGATCATAATATTATTTTGTTTCTTTTAATTTGTTAATCTTTCGAGAAAGATACCATACAGCTTTCTCCAAATCTTCAATTTCTTTACTTGGATCTTTCTTGCCGGATCTAACTATGTATTTCAAAGCATTTCCATTGTGGAAGTCTAAATTGTAGTGTTCTATGATTTTAATTACTTCAAATGGATTGTCCGCACCCCCATAGTGCTCCGGGTGATCTACGTTTTTATTCATATATTTAAGTTAATTTTTTGATTTCATTAATCTTAACCGACTGCATAATATATGACATAACTTTACGCTTAAAAAGCGGTGCCAATGTCTCTTCTATTGGGAAACTTTGGGGTATTTTAACAAAAAATACCGGTGCTTTTCGTTTATTCTTTGTTATCAACTTTGTTGAGTTAGAAATATGATAGTCCAGATCATATGACTTAGAGTCCCCAGAAAATATCAAATTTAAGTCAGTATTGTTCTCCGCGATAGTAAATACATTTTTGGTTATTAGATACTCCCAAATATATACATTATTATCCGTTTCATCAACATAAACTATCACACCAAAGTTATAATTTTTTATGTTATTTTTATTCCTCTTAGGAATTAATTCGATATTATCATAGATATACGACCAATAATGCCTAACTATCTCAAAATACTCATAAATTTTCATAGTAGAAAATTTAACTGAGTTAATAATTTCTATCTGCTCAACCTCGTTAAATTCTGGCAATTCTTTAAAACTCAAATCTTGTAATATAACTTCATCATCGTATGATTTAAATTTTTTATCAGTATAAACCATCATATGTTCGTGCATGATAGCGTGTAGATTAGCTAAGTGCAACGATATTTCTATAAATGTTGGATACAATTTGTGCTCATTTATTAATGCATCAATTTTTTTTAGATACCCCAATAAAACATACTGCTTATGTTCAAAGTCTATCGGCTCCTGGATAACCCAATCTGTATCCATAATAAATTTAATTTTACTCATAAATCATATTCTAGTTCATAATGATAAATAATATTTTACTAATTTTAAAGTGAACCGCCATCTTCATAATATATATGATATCCAACTCTATTAATAACAGAATAACCTAAAGGCCCTTCACCATGTAAAATATATTGTTCTTCGCCGTCACTTCGAAGAACATCCATAACCCAAGCATTTTTATCTACAAATCCAGCTATAAATTTGGAATCATAGCCCATTTCCTTTAAAAAGCTAACCGGGTCATCTTTTATACTATCCAACCAGTTAGAGACATAGTTCTCAATAGCCTCTTCAGAATAAGTTTTTTCCTCTTCAATTGATTCTATTTCAGACTCTATCTCGGTTAACCTATCTCTAAGTTCCTCTATTTCATCTTCATCTTCCAATTCACCAATTTTATACTCTATTGTTTCTGCTTCACTTCTTAATATGTCAATTTCATTCATCTGACTTTCAGTTAGTTCCATATCATCCTCATCTAAATAAGATTCCGGAGACTCTCTAACCCATTCATCTATGGTACCCTCAAAAGAATCTCTAACTTCATCACCGTCAACATAATAATCAAGATCCATATTTGACATATCCATATCATCATATAAGCTATTAATATTTTCTGTCGCATATTGTGTACATTCGTCATCAGTAAGTACTATGAATGTCTTATCATAGGCAGTAGTGTTCTCACCTTCAATCACAATATAATAGTCACGATTCGAACCATATCTAACTGGGAAGATAGAATATAATCCAAAATTATTTTCGTGCAATTCATAAATCTCATTTTCAATTTCATCAATACGTTCTTTCAATTCTCCGTAAATAATGTTATCTTCACCAATACTTTCTAATCGACCTTGTAATTCTTCTAAATTAGTTTCTAAGGCTAATATCTTGTCTTGATATTCAGGGTCAATTATGTTCTCATCAACAAAATACTCATATAACGCATTAACTTTATTACTTTCTTCTGTATCATTTTCTATATTAAATAGACCTCTAACTTCATATAATTTCAGCTGTTCAAGACGGTCTTGCTTAATTTTACGTAATCTTTTACGCTCTAAAGGTGTATTTGAATCTGATGTATATCTACCAACCTTAATGTGACTGATGTTTGAAATATTGGTATTACTAATATTTAAGTAACCCTTAACTTCAATAATACCTTCTAAGTTATCAATATTTGAACGACTTAAATCTAGACTGTCTGTTATTATAATATTTTTATTCCTTATCTTTGGTAACTTAAGCACTAATCTTGGATTACCCCCAGCAAATTTTAATAATTTACGATATTCTGCACTGGTTAATGATATAGTTTCTTTATCTTCCATCGAATTTTCAATTTAATCTTTTTTGCTCTATTTATATATTTATAAATATAAATATTATTGCAATAAATAAACTAACACTAAAACAAATTAAATATGGGATGCGGATGCAAAAACAAAGGCAATAATGCCGAACAACCAACAACTAACAGTACAACAACAAATACTCAACAGGCAACAAAGAGTGTAACAGAAAAGTTAAAAGAAGATATCCAACGTACTGTTAAAAAATACTATAACAATAGATAGTATAAAAAAACCGCAATAATTGTTGCGGTTTTTTTTATGTTATATTTATACTTATTTTTTTTTAATGTAAAATTATAAAAAAATAATAATCATGAGATTATCAAATAACATAACAAAACAAACTATCGTTAATTTATTGGCTGAATATATCTTAAATGAATTAGGCCCAGACACAGCAACTCAGATAACAGTCATAGATCAAGGTAATTTTTTCGTCATATTAGGATGTACTAACACAAAAAAGAGTTTAAAACTCACAGAAATATTTATTCAATTTACCGATAAGTATTCAGATTTAATATCTGAAGCTAACTATCCAAAAGAACTAAGTTTTGTAAATTTTATTCGGGCATCTAATGAAGACGATTTAGTAACTTCTTGCGAAATAAATCTATACAATACTGAAAGGCCTTCAATCAACACAATTTGCGTACCTGCCGGTTTGATCCCCATTCATACTCCAGATCTTTTGTCCTCCCAATTCCCACATGGTTATGGGTTAAAAACTAACAGAGCATTATTATTATACTTTGAATATATTGCATATAATATAATGGACGGCACAAACACATCTGAGATGTGTATTTCTTTTCATAAAGAAAATGAATTCGAAGATAAATTACAGGTCAAGTCTGTATCTCTTAGAGACAATGAAAAAATAAAGTCCGCAATACTAGATTTATTCGATCTAGATTACACTAAATTTATTAGTGAATATAATTCATATGATTTTACAGGCGAGGTATTAAACCCCATGATGGAGAAACCCTGGTTGAAAAAAGAAATTGATACTATTGATCTATTAATCTAGTATCAATTTCTTTTTTATTATTTCTATCCCTTCATCTATACCATGATAATGTTGATCCGGAGCATATAGTTCGCTATCAAGATTACCTTTTTCGTCTGTCTTTATTATCATAAAAGATGGCACATATTCGTTCCCACCCACAGCCTCAACGAATAATTCGAATTCATCCGGATAAAGATCAATATCTCTATCGTGAAAAGAGATATTATTCTCTGTCAACATATCTTTCATCATCGTGCAGTATGGACACGATTTCATTGTAAATAAAACTAGTTCTCCCCCCATATTGTCGCCATTTTAGTTATTTCTTCTTTAGACGTTATTCCTATTTTAGATTTTACTTCTTTACCTGAGTAAAATCCTTTAATTACCGGAACACTTCTTATACCCAAAGACATTGATAATTCTATATCAGTATCTACATCAAAAGTATACAATTTAGTTTCGTTACCCTCATTCTCAAGTTTTTCCATAACTTCCTCAAAAACAGGTTTAAGAACTTTACATGGCCCACACCATTGAGCATAAAACTCAACAAGGATTTTTTTATCTGAGTTTAGTAACTCTTTTAACTTATCAGGACTAATATCCATAATTTTTACTTTTATTTAGTTTATTTATCAGAATTTTTACAAATTCTAAATTTTCTTGCTGAAATATTATTGTTAACGAATACCAAGAATTTTCATCCGAATTCCAATCTTTACCCATACTAGGGTTTGCCGGTACTCTACTCAAATATAAATATATATTTTTACCAAATTCTAAAATATATTCATAGCCAACGATTTTAGAGTCATTATCCGAACTTTGCTGATATTGAGCTACAACTATTTTAAATTTATCTAATTCAAATATAGATTTGTTAAACGTACCATTTATCGTAATGGTTGAATAGTCGTATTTCGACTCTTTATTTATTTTTTTTAAAAATTTTTTCAAAAAACTCATAATGAAAAATTTGGGAGGATATTTTTGCATATCCCCCCATTTAAGCGGTTAACTTACAGTTTATTATTGAAGATATTCTTCAGCCATCTTCCAAAGACCTGTATTAATATTGTTGATGAGTTTAATGTCTGTCAAAAATCGAACAGAAGTACGTCTCTGAGTTCCGGTGGAATATGTGATACCTCCGCGTACAAAGTTTTCCTGAAGTGTATTAAATGTGTTCCAGAGATTAGGAACAACATCTTCATTCCTATTGGGCTTTACAAGTCTTTCAGGTGAAAGATTTTCAGGAATCCTTTCTTCTGGCCACCTTAGACTCATTGCTTTTCTAGCAAATTCATGTCGTTCATCATCAGTCATAATCCTTGACATCATTTCTTTGACATTTCCCTCAATCATTGGTAGCATTTCAGCGAAATTATCTGTAAGTTTTCGAACTTCAGATACATCGAAGTACTTGTGCTTCAAAGTAATTGTACCACTAAGTGATGTGGGCACTGTCAGACCATTAGAACAAGCCAGGCGGAAAAGACCAGCTTTAACTGAAAGAATGTTGCTACCATCATGTGAGTTAGATATTACAGCCTCAAACAGGCTATCACCAACAACTTTTGGAACACTTCCGTTCCTGAGCCTAATCTCATGCCTAGAATATTGGCCCCTACCAGTTTGTTTTGCACTAAAGATGTCCCATCCCTCAGCACTAAACTTCTCAAGAATATCTATTGTTGGGACGAAAACATACTTGCTCGAAAGCTTTGGCGATGGTGAGGTTGTGAAAATAGACGGAACGTTAGTTCTGAGTGTTTCAAATTCAATTGGTGCTGCCATGTGTCGTTGTTTTTTAATTGTGCTGCAAAGATACGATAATCGTATTCACAATTGCAAATTTAATTTGAAGAAAAATTAAAGTTTTTTCCTGAGACCGAAAATTTAACAATTTTAAAGCTATCAGGCGGATTTTCAAACCTAACATTAGATATTGACTCTAATTGTTTAATAGTTAACGTTGGATCACCGTTATTATTATAATTTTTGTTTGCGATTTCACGAACTTTATCAAAAAATATTTCGTGCTCCATATCGCCAACTATTTTCTCAAATAACTCTAAATTTTTTTCAAAAAAGTTTTTAACCCCAGATAAGTATATATCGACCTCAATTTTACTCATATTATTATTCTCAATTTACTTTAATATAACAATTAAATATATTTAATGTTATATGAAAACTAAAGGATGTACAAGCTGTAAAGAAAAAAACTACAACTCTAATTTTGGTGAAATAGCTTTAGCTATATACTTAGCCGGAACAATTATCTTAGGAAATATAGTGATAATTAAGTATATTATTAACTTAATTAAGTAGCATATAAAATCCAAGACTACCACCATTTCGATTAATATCCGATAGTGATGTAACATACATTCCTTTAACAAAGAATTTTTCACTAAAGTTAGAATATATTACCACTTTATAGTCACCATCATAAAGTCTAAAATTTCTATAATTCTGATAACCTATGGCCAGTTTACAAAAATTAGCGTTTAGTCCAACTTCAAAATCGCTGGCAGTACCTATTAGTCCTCTAATAAATAGGTTTTCCCTGGTATATTCAACGCCAACTAGAGTACTAAAAATTCTCCAACGATCCGATTCAACATTGTTTTTTAGAACTAGATCTACATTTGAATTACATTCAACTATTGGCTTGAAATATTCAAATTTATTTTCAAATTCAGCTCTAAAGGTGAAATTTGCGGTAGGAACTCTAGGACCGATTCCGCCGGTGAAACAAACATATTTATTAGATTGTGAATAACCAAAAATTGGTAAAAAAATTAGAAATACTTTAAAAAAAATTTTCATGCTTTTATATTGTGTTTTATGTGTAAATGACATTTTTTTTAATTTTTAACAACACAAAAAATATTATATATGGATAAAAAATACTCTGTAGTTGTTTTTAAAAACAAAAAACTAAGAAAAATATTAAAAAGGTTTAAGACTAAAGATGGTGCGAATAAATTTTATGAAAAGAAACTATCTGATAGCAATTCTATTATTTTTGATAAAAAAATAGAAAATGGAAGAGCGGTTTATTTTGAATTGGCATTAATTTCAAATGAAAAAAGTGATGACATTATATATAAATCAGATGACTTAGGTCGAAATATTCCTGTCATATCTGAAAATGACAATTTTTCTATAAAAAAAATTGCTGACTTTAAATTAATTGAAAAAATCCAAAAAATAAATAGCCAGGAAAAATTAACTCTAGTCCAAATTGTTAATTCATACCTCAAAGGTAATTCAATTAAATTAATTTCCAAACTAAATAATAAAATTATTATCCAGGATGATGATTCTTTTATTCTATTTAGCTGTAAATCAAATGATGATGCTGATCGTTTTATTTCTACACTTGAAGATTACTTACTAAATACCAATAAAAAAAATGCAATACTAGTACGAGATACTGATATTGCACAAAAAAAATATTTGTATGATATGTTTGAAAAACTAGGATATAGTAGAGATATGTTGTATAGAGTATCAACTACTCATTTAAAACAAAAATGAATTCAATGTTAGATATAACAATTTTAAACATTTTATCTTCATTACCAATAACATTGGTAAGTTCATTAATAGTTGAATTAAAATCATCCTTTGACACTTCAAAAACAACTGTTTTATTACCGGTATATAGCTGATCCAGTCCTTCTGAGATTAAAGCTAATTTACCTAAAATCCCATCAAAACTTTTTTTATCTTTGTCCATAAGGTATGTTGTTTAGGTTCTTCGTCCAAAATTTGTGATTTCTTCAATCCAGCCAAAGATTTTGCAAATTCTTGCTTTTCTTTTTCAAGCTCGGCTTGGTCTTTTTGTTTTTCACTGTTCAGCCAGTTCTGTAGTTTCTGTAATCTGCTCATTGTTTATTTTTGTAGTATCTTTCTTTATATCAAAAGTTAGATTGTATAAATCGCTTATTGGGTATTTACTGAAAAAGGTATCCAGCTCATTTTTTTTCTGCACCAATAACAATTCTTTTGCTTCATTTTCCTTATTATATTGAATAAGACCTTTAATATTGTCAAATTGTGATTCCATTGATAAATCATTTAATTCACAAAAAAAAGAAAAAGTCCTGTAGCCTTCAGAAATTTGTTTCTGTTCTGCAACTGTTTCTTTGTCAACAAATTTCTTAATGAGTTTCCATTTTTCCGGGAAAGAGACATCTATGCTCAAAAACTTATCCAATTTCCTTATAGAAATTAAATAAGGTAAAATTTGCTCTAAATTTTCATATAATTTCATTGCTAGTAAATAACGTAGGTTATTATGTATGATAACATCATACCATAGAAAATTAATTCTGTGTTTGTTAACTTAACATGTTTCGCCGGTGTACTAAGTATTGAAAATATAATGATAGCAAACAATCTTATAATTGCCAATATCGAAAAAACAAGTATGTAAAACAAACAAAGATTAATCATTTTTATTCTTTCTTTCTTCTAAGATTGTTTTTCTTAATGCTAACATATCTTCCTTAATTTCAAGGGCAAGCTTCCTAGCTCTGGTTCCAGCACTATCATTACCTTGACTAAACTTACGAAGTTCCATTGATATAGTCTCAGTTTTAGCTTTTAATTCATTAATAAATTTTTCCATAATTAATTCTATTTAAATTTATGTTTATTGTAAAGATTTATCTTATAATATTTTTGTCCAACAATTTATAAAATCTCAAACATAAGTCTAATTCATATTTGGTATGAGGCTTGTAGTGATCAAAAATGCCTGAGAAATACCGAATTATTTCATTTTTTAACTTGGCTTCATCATGAGAATAATAAATCTCTAAGAAAAGAGTTTTAAAATATTCATAATGCTCACCTTCTTCTCTGAAATAGATGTTTTCTTTCTTAAAATTTTGAATGGTATTGTTCCAGCACCATTTAAAATGGTTAATGTTATCGTTTAATGATGTCGTGATCCTTGTCTCAACAGGAACAGAGGTTCCTCCAAGATATGTTTTTTTTATTAGATTAGTAAGAGAGATTAAAAAATCTAAAAAAAGTTCACTTTTTTCTGGTATTAAGTTATTAACGCTTAACCAGGTTTCGATATCTTCTTTAGTTATGTTTTTCGCCATTTAAAAAAAAATTCCATAGATAAGTCTATGGAATTAATATAATAAAAAAAATAATTAAATTAAATACTATTGTGTTGGTTTTGTGTAATTTGTTAAAACATTAATTCTATTGAACTCTTCATGTAATATTGTCTTTTCAGACTCATTTTTAGATTCTAACTTAGCTAATATATCCTGAGATGTCTTTTTAGTTTTAGCTTTACCTAAAGCACCCTTAGGCCCTAATTTACTACCAGCATAATCTATAGGTGTAGGATATCTTTTATATGACGCATTTTTTTGTTCCTGGCCGTAATAGTTGTTTTTATAATTTTTCATCATTCTCTCACCCAATTCACTTTCAACCGCATTTGCATATTTTTGAGAATTACCTGATTTAGCATCACCTTTTAAATATCTCGCTATTCTCTCATCATCAAAATGTATTTCATCTGGTATTAAATTTGTCATACCAGGATGTGAAAATGCGTCAACATATTCATCAACAGCATCTGAAGGGATATAGGCTTTCTTATCCATTTTAGCTAATTCACCATTACCCTTTGGAAATCCTTTAGGGTTTGGATCAAATTTACCTTTAGATCCATCTTTAAGGTACTCATTCATTTTTTTAGCAACATCCTTAATAGCCTGGTTGTTTTCCTGCTTAGATTTTTTTAAAACTTTCTCTGTCTCAGCTAAACCTTTTGCTTTTTTTTGCTCAGAAACAATATTATATATCAAAAATCTAAGTTCAGATTCTGTCATTTTCATCGTCTTTTTCTTTGATTTTTTACCTCTATTTCTAAGCATTTCAAAATCTTCTCGATCTAATTTGTTATTACGATTTAAATCTATCTTATGCTGACGGCCTTTTAATTCGTCATTTATATTATGTTTTTTATTTTTTGACTTTTTATTCCTTAACCTTTTAAAATCATCCCTATCCAATTTACCATTTTTATTCATGTCTAGCTCCCGCTGACGGCCATGAAGCTCATCATTAATTATACTATCGTCAGTTTGCTCATTATTTAATCTTTCCTTTAAACGGGAAACTAGAGAGTTTGCTTTATCTTCCAAAGCCTCATTTATAATTTGTTGTGCTATTCTATCGTATCTCATCAATTAATTATTTATATATAAATAGTTTATAGATATATTTTATTCAAATTTTTCTCTACTAATTTATACAGTTGAAAAAAATTAATCTGATTTTCTTCTGAAATTCGATTCAAAATATTAACTAATTGTTTTCTTTCTGTTAGTTTTAATGCGTTAATATCTCCTTGATTACAGTATGGATATTTTTTACATTTCTTTTTAACCGTAACAAATTTACCCCCAGGATATAAAGGTTTCTTAGCCCCCCTCCAATCTTTTTTACTGGTAGATTTAGCCCACATTGCCGGTGTTTCATATGAACCAGAGGATGACGCCCCTACAGCTTCTTTCGCTTCAGTTTTTTTCGATTCAAAATTTATAGGCGCAGAATATTGGCCAGAACCCCCACTAGCGGTAGCTTCTTTACTTTCTAACTTTTTCTTAGCACAGGCTTTTTTATTCTTAGGATCTTTACAGTCTAATTTTCTTTCAGATAGATTAGATGTTATTGAGTTATACATTCCGGCTCCCTCAGGCGTGGATAACGCCCCAGAATTAGATATTTTCTCCCTTAACGTATCACTAAATGTTTGTAGTAAATTTGACATTACGCATTTTTTAATCTTGGCTCCCATTGACCTCTATTAGCCCACATTTGGTAGTAGAACTCACGAAAAACTTTTATTATGATGTCTTTGACATCCCCCTCCAGTTTCCCATCACGAATTTCTTTTGAGATGGTATCCAAAAGCCTATCCTCATATTGCTTAATAGTATTCTGCCCTAAGAAATCTTTAACTTCTTTGCGGACGATCACTTCAATATCTTTTATGTCACTATTTGTTAATGCCATATTATTTTATAATTAAAATCACAAATGTACTAACCACGTTAAAAAAAGCTGAAAGCCGGTACCAAAACATATTCTTTTTTTGTTGCTCTAGCTGATTAAATGCGATTTCATTTATTTCTTTATACTGAGCCATTTGTGCCTTATTATTTGTTATAACTTTTAAATAGTTTGTATTAATACTATCCATCATGAATATAACACTATCTTTCAAACCGATAATTTCTTGCTGAACTAAAATCTTATCTTCATATTTACCTAATATTTTCTCGGTAGAATCTTTCTCGATCAGTTCTTTAATTATTAATTTTGCTGTCTGCTCATTTATTTTTATCGTATTCGTATCTGGTTGAGAAAAACATATAAATGTCTGAATTATTAAAACTATCGATAGAATTAATTTTTTCACTTGTGTTTGTTTTTATTGTTGATATATCTTTGTTTATTATGTCGATTTTAGAATATGTACTAACAATTTTGTTATTTATCTCTGTAATTTCAGAATTATAAGTTTCAATCTTAGTTAGTAAGTGCTTGTTCTCAGAATGAATTGAATCCAATTCTGTCTTGATTCTTTTTATTTCATCAGCACTGTCAACACTATCGTTATTCATTTTGCGTAGCAGATACACAGTATATAAAAGGCTCAAAATAACAACAGTATATATTATTATATTTAGCAGATTGCTAGCAGATTTTAATTTCATACTCCCATATTTTTAGGCGATGTTCTTTTTCTAGCAGCAGTTACTTTTGACCACTTAGCTTTAAATTTTTCATAGTAAGATTGTAAGTCATTTATCATACCTAAGAACTCTTCATCAATTTTGATCATATCTCCATTTATGTAAATTCCATTATTTTCCCCTATCGTAAAATAGAAATCTAAATCAAAATCAATAATCTTACCCCCCCATTCTACATCATTCTGATAAATATGTAAGGCATCAAAATTAACTAATGATGAAACGTCTTCTATAAATTCATCCATTGTCTCCTGGAACGCAATTTTCTCGTCTGTTGTAAGTTCCAACTGCGAACGATCAGTTCCATGCATAGTTAATATACCACCAGAAATTCTGTAGGATTGCTGTTTGTCTCCTTTTTTATCTTCAGTATCTTCATCACCTTTTTCCTTTTTAAAGCTTTTTTTTATGCTTTTTAAAGGATTAATTCTTTGTCTTAAATCTGAAGAGTCTTGCTCTGTCAATAAGTAATTACTAAGAATTTCATTACTTTCGCTTACTCTGTCTTTACCTAATAATCTTTTTGATGCAGATAAAAGACCGCGTATTTCTTCATACCTTGAGTCGCTCATTTTTCTAATTGGTTTTTTAAAAATTTAAAATCAAAAGCAGGGCTTAAACTTGTAACTTCCATACTAAAATTACTATACGTTATAACCCCCTCATATTTTTCGGCATAATCTATTTTTGTATTATGGCCTATAAATTTTTGGTTTATGTTTAAACTATTTGTTACTTCTCTTATGACATCTATGCAAGAATTAATTTGATCTTGTGTGTATGGCTGCCAATAAAAGTAGTCACGCCATTTTTTCTCATAAATGTCTCCATTATAAATATCTCCAATCCAATTAACAAATCCTGTTTCTATGGGAATTTTTTCAAGCCACCCTAAATTTTCTAGAGTTATTATAACAGAGTTTTTATTCATATCCGTTTTTTTAAAAAAATTGGTATATGCATTATCGGGTAATAACTTGTATACATCACCATTCCTTGATATAACAAAATTCGGTACCTTATCGTAATCGCCATTATTACGATAAAGTACCGAATTGAGATAATCCGTAATATTCCTGGAGGTGTGTGTTAATATGATCTGTTTCTTAGTTTTACTCTTTTGGTAATTGTTAGAAACGTAGTTTTCAACGATATTAGCCATTCCTCCTAGTATAACTTAAACGCTTTATTTTTGGTATAAGAGGATCCTCTTTAGGGACCTCTAATTCCTGTTGTGTAACTTCAGGTGTTGTTTCGGATGTATATGGTATATCATCAACTACGGATACCTGTTCAGTTTCTGTTGGAGTCGGCTCTGGTGTTGGCTCTGGCGTTGGTTCTGGTTTAATTTCGGGTTCTGTTGGGTTTGGGACTCGTTTCAACTCAGATAATTTTTTTTCTAGCTCTTTAATTTTATCAATTAACCCAGATACATCATCGTTTTGTTTTTCTTCAACAACTTCTGCTGGCTCCATTTTACTAGATCTAAATTTAACCAACATATGTAGGAATGACAACGATATCAAAGGTAGCATTCCACCTGAGAACATAGAAAGTATTCTTTTATGACCAACAATATCTGTTTTTTCAATATTAAATAACTCCGCAATAGGGGTTATTAGGTCAATCCAGTCTTTAAATTCTTTACTCTCTATATTAATGTATGTGTATGAGTAGAAGATATTTCCTACGAATTGGATTATTGTTACAATAGCAAACGGAAAATATACCTTACTACCCATCTCAGCAGAAATTGCTGCCAAAGCAGCTAAGGCAGCAATTTCTACAGCAACAGATAAATAGATTGACCAACTAGCCGGATTGGTTACACCATACCAATTTGTGACATGTGATATTGAAACCAAAGCTACCAGGATTATTGGTACTATGAACGAAAAATATATTATTGATTTAAAATTTCTTTTAATCCAACTCATAATTACTTTAGTTTTTTTAACTCTTCGTCAATCGCGTTTTGACGAGAAACATCTAGAAGTGTTCTATCTGTTGCTTGGATCATTCTTTTTTCAGATTCAAGGCCCATTATGGTCAATTTTTTATCCAGTTCAACTTTAGTGTAAGTTGAGTCTTTTATCCTGCCAATATCTTTATTTATTTTAGATATTTGACCTTTCGTCGAACAAACACTAAGCAGTGTCATAATCATAAACGCAAGCACAATCTCTGTAAAATAGTTTTTAATGAATTGCCTCATTTTTTTTAAAGTTTTAGTTTAGAAAATTATTAGACTATCACATAAATAGTCTATTTTTTATTTTTATATATAGTCAAAAAGAATTGCCGTACCATTCCTAAGTTTACGCAATCCTTTCTCCTTAATCTGACGAATACGCTCTTTTGTTAGATCAAAGTCTTGTCCAATCTCTTCAAGAGTTCTACATGAACCTGTTAGTCCGTAATAATCTTCAATTATGGTTCTTTCCCTGTCATCCAAGCTACCGAGAAGCTCAAAAAGTTTATCCCTGAGAACCTTGGTACTATTGAATGATTCATCCGGTCTACTAGCATCATTATTATAAATGACATCAACCAGAGTATCACCATCTTCATTTATTGGCTTATCAAGCCAAATCATGCTAGGTAAGTTAGCATATTTATCAGATTTAAATCCAGTACCGTTCTCTATTGCTTTTTTTTCTTTCTGAACATCTTGTACGACATTTACAGGAAGCCTTATCGTTCTAGCATTTTCATTGAGAGAGTAAAGGATTGACTGGCGAATCCACCAAACAGCATAAGAAATAAATTTAAGGTTTTTATTCCAGTCAAAATTTTGAGCTGCTTTCATTAGACCTATATTGCCTTCAGCGATCAAATCTGGAAGATCAAGACCTTGGTTCTGATATTGCTTAGCAATTGTAATAACAAATCTAAGATTACCACGAACAAGCTCTTCGTTAATCTTTGAAACCTGGCTAGGCGTAAGTGTACCTGAACGCATCAAATCTGCAATTTCTTTTTCACGCTCAGTTGTCATAACTTCGATCTTTCTAAGATCTTTAAGATATGAGGAAATTTCAGCTTGATTAAATGGAATTGTTGTTTTCTTTTCTTTCATATTTGTTCCAAAAATTTTTTTTCTTCATTTGTGAGAGAGGATATGCCTTGTTCATTTATCTTGTCCAAGATAGTATCCATATTGAACACACCATCGGTAAAATTGTTGTTACAAATGGTATTATACTCATAATCCTCATCATCTTCATCATCATAATAATCAAAGATTGTTGGATTAGTTATATTGATAAATAATTCATATTCTTCTTTATCACGGAAGCTTAACACAGATGAATCATCTACAACAGTCAAAAAATAAACATTATAAATAGAATTTAGAGGCTCACGTAGTTTACTATCAATATGTTGACAATTCATCTCGCTCATAAAATGAAACATGATTGAATCTCTAGTCCTATAGAACGTAATATCTTGTTTTGTAATATCAAATTTTGGTGCAATAATCTCAACAATTTCACCAAATGTTTGCATGATTTCATTTTGCGTAATGCCAGTCTTATTACAAATTAAGTAGTATCTAGTCATATCGTTCTGCAAAGGTAATATTTTTTTTTTGATAATTAAATTAATTCACTAATATTTTCAGATTTTTTAATCTGGCAGATATTGTCTGCCCAATTGTCTATCATTGGGTTATGCGAGATAACAAATATTTTTTCAAAATATTCTCTAATCTTGAAGAAAAAATTGCCAACTAATTCTAAATTGTCATTTGATATTTTACCAAACACCTCATCCATTACTATAATGTTTGGTTTTGGAAGCGAACATATTTTAGACAAAACGGATCTTATGGCTAGAGATGAAATTGTCTTTTCGTATCCAGACCCGCTATTAAGCAATTTTTCAATTCCCGTAGAATTGTCTATCATGTAGAACTCAACATCATTCTTATCTGAAATCTTGATTTCAACTTTGAATGGTGCACTATCTTTTAACAATCTTTGAAGCTCATTGTTTATTATTGGTAACATAGTTTTCATTATATACTTACTAATACCATGTTTGCCAAACAACTCTAGATATATTTTATATATTTTTTCTTTCTCAGCTTCCTCTTCTATTTGCCGGATAAAATTGTAATTAGAGTCTATTTTATCATGATGATTTTTAATTTGCACTATTGCAAATGTTATTTTTTCATCAAGTTTCCTTTTAGCTTGCGTAAGTTCTTCTAAACGATATTTAGCTTTCAAAAGTTTTGACTCTATCTCATTATTTTTGTTAATTTTTTCCTGGATTTCAAGGTAATCCGAAATTTTTTCTTTAGCTGAATTTATTTTTAGCTCTAAAGATTCTTTTGTTATCTCATATTTTGAATAAATTAATGAATTTTTTTCATAAAGATCAAACTTTTCTCTTAATACAATAAGAGCTTTTTTTTCTTTTTTACATGTTTCAAGTTCAAGAACTAAAGAGTTTTTCTTCTGATAGAGTTTTTCCAAATCCATCAATTTGTTTTTAACAAGAATGGCATTAATAATATCAATACCGCAATGTTCACACTTTATACCACCATCAACAGAGTTTTTTAACTCCTCTAACTCTGATATCTTAGAATCAATAGTTGTCAACTCAACATATATATCATTACACGCATCATTCAATTTATCGTAAACCTGTTCATCATAAAACTGATCAGGTTTAACAAGGTAAAGATTAGACATTTCTTTAATTGTATTGCTATATTGGATATTTAGTTTTTCTAACTCAGAATTTAATGTATCCAAATTTGTTGCAGCCAAAACCGAATCAATGTCTGTGTGTTTAGAAGCCATCAACTCCTCCCTATATGATGTCCCTATTTTAATCTTTTCCTCAATTTCAGATAAAGCATTTTTGTCTATTTCTAGACATTCTTGAAATGTATCGATAAACTCTAAGTTTTTTTCAATATCCTGTTTTAGAGTTTCTTTGTTATATATATTGGAGATTAATCCCTTAGAGAATGTAGAGTATATTTCTTTGGCGATTTCTTCTTTTCTTTTTAAGAATTCTAACCCTAAAAACTTACTTAAAATTTGTCCTCTGGCTGTTGGTTTAGACTCAATCAAATCTTCTAGATTTGATCCTGTCGTAAGGATTGTCATCAAAAAGTCCTCTTGTTCTCCAATCGATGATTTTATGAATTTTTCTGTTTCACGACGTTGCTCACCTGTTAAACTTTGCAAAGATCCGTCTTTATTTTTCTTTATAAAATCTAATTCCGCTTTTACTGAATAATCCCCACTCTTGTTCTTTTTACGCTCAAGAGTCCTAATAATAAAATAATCATCGCCATCAATAGTAACCTCACCTTTAACAACTACTTTGTTTTTGTCTGTAAACTTATTGAATATATCCTCATTTTTTGTCGTTTTAGTTGTCGTATTGAAGAATAGAAAAAGCAGAAGATCTACCGCCAGGACTGTTTTACCCCCAAAGTTAGGTGGATTCGAGGTTATAACTGTAATACCATTGTATTTGGTAAAGTCAATAACTTGATTCTCACCGAAGGACATAAAATTAGAAAATTCAATTCTTTTTAATGACCATTTTTTAAATGCGGAGATGTCTTCATACCTAGAAATGAGTAGATCTTCTACTTGTTTATCCAATAAGTAAACGTCAGCAGCGAAATCATTGTATGATTTAGAGTCCAAATACATATCAATTAACGACTTCTGATAATTCTTATCCATGATATTGTATGATACATCAATTGTTTGCATGGTCATCTCATCGTCCTGACTAGAGTCCACTGTGATAACATTTATATTTGTTGTACCATACTTTTTAGAAAAGTATTGCTTAACGCTTTTTATGCGTTCTTGTGTGAAGTTATGTGGTTCATCTTCCCAAATAACTTGTACGTTAGGTGTATATTTTTCCTCAATATCAGTTACTTCGCTGCTCATTTTTCTTAATTAAAGGTTTTGCTGGACGTTTATTTGGGGTGAGGGTTGTTCCTCAACTTCTGAAGTTAGCTCTGTTTCAGCCGAGGCTTTATTCTTTTCAATTGACTCTAGAAGAGTTTTAAATGCCTTACGCTGCCGATTAATATCCTCTGAAATTCTTTGGTTCCTACTTTGAACACGTTGTTTGTGACCTTTTCTGTTTTTTGATTTTGCCATAGTTTTAGTTTTTTTTATTTTTTATTTTCTTCGAACCATTCGATTACACTGTTTAATGCCCAAACGCTTCCTGAGGCGAATAAGCCATCAACAAAGACGACAAGGCTTTCTTTCAGTATAGAATCGATTCCACTACCAAAATGTCTGTATTCATCAATATAAGAAATATATGGTGAGAACAATACGAATGATAAGAAGAACCCAACCCATGTTGATGTACACATAACACAGCTTAGTAGCTGAAGCACAAAGGTACTAATATTTGATATAACAGGTATCCTATTTTCCCTTAAAAAGTTTTTAAATCCATTAAAAATGGAACCGTATACCAAAATGTTTGTACAACCGTATGCGATAAAAATCCAAATAAGTAATTTAATCATAATTGATCTTTTAAATTTGTTGTTCTCAAAAACGTTGCTGATTGAGATATTGATTTAGTTTTTATTGCCGATAGCTCATCTTCTTTAGCTTGCAATTCAGATCTCAGGGTTTGTAATGTATTTGACAACTTAGACATTTTATCTCGTAAGTCTAACGTTTCTTTTTCGACAAGCTCACTACAATCTTTATCTTGAATCACCGACACCTCTTTAATAATTTCCCTGTCTACATATTTAATAACCTCCTTTTCTATTATCTCGATTTGTTTTTCAGGCTCTGATCCACCTAATAATCCATATTTTTTAATATCAAAACCTTGTTTTAAACATTGAAGTAAAAACTTTTCAATATCAGATATTGAATTTAAGTGACAATATTCCTGAATTGTAGAATACAATTCATTATGAATTGATAAGTTTTTCATCTCCATTAATTATATCATCAATACTAGTAATTTTAAAAGAAAGATAAGACCTGGGGTTTTTAATGTCAAAAAACGTATATTCATCAATTTCTAGATCATAAAGGCCATAGCCATGATAACTAACTGACTCACCATAATCTTGCTGAATAAAAGAGCCAACCATATATGCTTTCTTATTATTAGGAATATTAAAAACTTGTCTTTTGTGTATATCGCCACATAATACTACGTCGCAGCCTGAAAATTTATTAGTATCATAACCTTCAGTAAAAACGTGGCCAACATCTGTTTTTAACCCATGAACCGCACCGTGAAATATACCTATGTTTTTTTTATCTGAAAAAACAAAGTCAGGTGGTATATTATGGTCCATTAATGAATATACACACCAATTAACATTGGAATCTTCATAGATGCCTCTATTTTTGTAGTAAACAATATTTTTATTATTTAAAGATTCAACAACAGGAGTTATAGCGTCTAGTCGACCCATATTTGCCTCCAAAAAGTCATGATTACCTGGTATGATAATTGTTTTACATATTTTAGAACATTCCACCAATACCCAAGCAATCATGTCTATCAATTCTGGTGACATTTGGTTTTTAGAATGAACCAAGTCACCAGAAAAAACAATTCTATCAGGATTATGTCCACGCCACTCAGAAAAGGCTTTATTTAATAATAAACGATATAATTCGTGATCTTTATATATTTTAAGGTGTAAGTCCGAGAAGTGAATTATTTTCTTTATCATTAGATTCTTGTGTGTCAAAAATATTAAATTCTTTATTTATGTGGTTGCATTGATTACAACAATAAACGCTAATAGGTGCAATAGCATCTTGACTCTCCCCAAGCATAATCCTAGACACTTTTTTCAGTATAAAAGCTTCTTTGAAGAGTTTCGATCCGCATTTTTCGCAAGATATATTAGGTTGTGATCTTAAATCAATTTTTGAATCCATAGTAATTTTAATTTATTTTTAGTTTATTGTCAAATTTTGTGTAATTTAAAATCGTATTGTAAAACACGATTTGTTATGTTTTGAGGAACCCTATACTCAGAATACATTGAGTCCTCATTCAAATGAACCACAATGCAACCTAATAATTTTGTATTTTCAAATTCAGTTCCTTCAAGCATTTTTAGAAGCAATTTCCCATATAATGGCAACTGTAAATAATAGTGCCCTAAAGCAGTATCGTCTATATCGTCAAAAGGTGGTTTTAACTTTTTAGTATATTTGTTAGGAACAAAATTCTTAGATTGATTCGTTTTCCAGTCTGTGATAGCAATTCCAATTTCACCTCTAGATTTAGATTCAAATAACCATACTTTATCTGGTTGACCAACGTACCCCAATTCAGGATGACCTATTACCATCTCAGTATCCAATAATATACCACCACGTTCTTTCATAAGTTTAAGATATTTGTTACCGGCGGATATCATTTTATCACTAGCTAATAACTGGTATCTATCACATTCAAAAACAGGTTCTCTAAGAGTTTTTCTTAAATTAAAAAGATCTACAGAAGTTTGCTCTAAAAAATAATGTACACGATTACCAAGATTGACAGCTTTATCTCCTGATTCTTTCCATTTAAGTAATAGTTCATTCTTTTTCTGTGTATTACCTTTTGATATTTGTTCAGAAATTTGTTCGGCATCAAACTCGTCATAAAATTTTTTAATAACTTTAGTAACGGAAGGATAATTATCACGTATATTACCATTAGAATCTATCATATGGTAGATGTGTGTATCTTCAAAAAACTTTAGTGAAAGTTCCTCTCTTTTTGTTTCAAAAACTTTTCTAAGCTCATTAGCCGTGTCATTTATATTCATCATTTATTTTATTTCATAATAATATTCGTTTATTTTTCCCCTCAAATCGCAGACATCTTTATCTGCCGGTAGTTTTAAAACCCTAATCTTACCGTATAATACCCCCCCATTTAGCTCATGATATAGTTTTAGTGCGTTATCAAAAGCATCTCCATCGAGGCATATAGTAATATTACCCTTTGCCTTGTTATATAATGCTTCAAAAAGAATATTTGGTAAATGTTTACCTAACAAGGGAATGCTATTGTTTAGAAAAAAAGAGTCGAACACCCCCTCAACTAAAAAAATATCATCGGACCAATTAATAAGGTGTTCATTAAAAATAATCAACTCCTTTTCAGCCTCAGGATTTTTATATTTTGCTCGTGATTTTGTGTTCCAAGATCTTCCAATATAATAATTTAATTCATTGTTACTATCGTATGACGGTACTATAATTCTACCTTTGTAATCTCCTTTGGCCGCAAAACCTATTTTATATTTGTTTATTATTTCTTCTGTAATACCTCTAGACTTCAAATAATTTATAGCCTCAAGATACGGAGGATACCGTTTATTTGATTCACTTAATAACACGAAATCTTCAGGTAGTTTTATTTTCTTCCTAAAATGCGTAACTTGTTCCGAATCTTTCGGTCTTATTAAATTGTAAAGTTTTTTTAGCCTTTTATCACCATATAATTCAAATAGCTTACCCAGAGGACCATGCATTTTGCTATAATCCCCACAAGACCAGCAGTGAAATAAATGTTTAGAATACGATATTTCTAGGTTGCCTTTCCCATCCCCAGATTCTAATCCTTTTAATTCTGAACAATTTGGACAATCATATGATATCTGGGATTTGTTGGGATAGTGAGCTTTATGCTGACCCAACAGATCATCCAACAAGGTTATTATTACATCATGCTCTTCCATAGAACAAAGGTAATAAATTAATTTCAATAAAAAAAACAAGAAATAAATTTAACTCCAAATGCCTTCCTTTTTTAGGAACCCTAACGCACAACAATACGCATCAGTACTATCGAAATTTTCTTTTTTCAACGTATTATTTTTAGTAAATAACCATTGAATTTGCGGTTCACGTTTAGAGACTAATTCCCATATTACCATTTTTTTATCAACATCCTTTGGATACCCACCAAACAAGACATTTTTACCCTTATCATTTTTCTGTAAAAGTTCAGGAAAGGCATTTTTCCTGGATTCATATGTTGTGATAAAATCAGGAACAATACCTAATACTTCATAAACCTCTCTAAATATTAGAGTGTTAAACCTAAGTAGCGTACCTATTGTATATGCATTATTAGAGTTCAATAACGGCTCTTCAATAACAACATGTGTGATATTTAAACTAGAATACGCTTCTAACTTTGATCTAAACATATTAGATTTTAATATTAGTTCTTCCAGTTTATTTCCAACTTCAGGTTTTGGCCTGGGGGATACATGCGTTAATTCTAATAATTCTTTAGTCGCAATATCAAATAATGCGATCCCAATAGTTTTAGTTGAAACGTCCAATCCTAGAATTTTTGGGTTATTTACAATAGTTTCACTCATATAATAAATTATTGATACAATAATAGTTAAATATGTTGTAATTGTGAATTATTAAAAATCCAATCTTACTGCAAATTGCTGAGTACCTTGCCTTTGTATAGGTGACTGCAACTTTGTTATTACAACCAAATCTTTATCGACATCAAACAAACCAACTTCAGTTATAAAACTATTTGTTCCTGGAACCCATGTTGGGTTAGTTGTGTTTGTAAATTGTGTTGAAACTAAATTACATAAAAACCTCATTTCATAAATAGTTGCCTCAATATCTGTCTCGATATTTCCATAAAAAAAATACTCCTCACCAAAATTCAAAAGATCTTCTTGCCCTGATGGTTCTGGTAAAGGTAAATAATCTGCTAAATCATATGTATCGGCATTATTATACATATCGTAGCTAATAATGAATGTATTTGATGTCATAGCAGAAGGCGAAATTGCTCCATTGCAAGTATCACCGCTCACCCTATAAGTAAAATCAATTTTTTTCCAAGCTCCAGGCGAAGGTTGTGTTGTAGAACCAGAAACCAACTGAGCTAATACCATAAATTCATTCGCATTAAATCCACTAAAACAAGTGCAACCAGAATTCATAAAAGGAAATTCCTCACCAAATTTAATAGCAACGTTTTGCCTGTCTTGATTACACTCATCACTAGGACCTTGCACTTTAGAATAATAATTACAATGCAATGAGTCAGTAAATCCAAATGTTGAATTAAATCTATACGTAATATACATGTACTCTTGGTTATTACCTATAACACCAAAGTCATCAACGTCAGCATCACACAAATTGGGGGCAACCAAAGACAAAGATGGTGCAGGTAATGTCCAGTTTCTATTTGATTTATACGATAAGGCTGCTACGATTTCGTCATCGTCAAACACAATAGTTTTTATATCAGGAAATACTTTTCCTACTCTATTTGGTGTACCTAAGTTATTTACATGTGTATCCCACAAATGATAGTATCTTAGCCCTGGATTATTCATATCATTATCCACAGCAGATTTCATATATTTGACTTGGAATAATCCCTGAACCCCAACATCCGGATCAACATAAAAAGTCTCCCCCATTTGACCGGTAGATGACTTATGCCACATTAGCCAAGGTATTGAAACTTTAAAGTTTCTAGCAAAACCAGTCGTCTCTAAACTTTGCGGATCGAATGGTCTTAACGCAAATTTTTCACCATAAAAACTATCAATAGCATTGTTTGTATAATGAACTATAGCAATAGCCTTTTGCTCATTAGGATTTTGATAAACAGGTTTTTGATATGAATTAAAATAATAAGTATCTGTTGTTTCAGCAGTTAATGCAGGTGAAACCCAAAATGTTTGACCGCTTAGTTCTTGATAGCCAAAATATTCTTTACTACCAAGATATGTTCGTGAATTATATTTTGTGAAATCTTCATTCAAAGTAGAAACCACACCTGCCGGACTTACTGACCAAGGAATATTCATATTCCAAATTTTAACATCGGTGTTACCTAAATCACAAATAGATTCAAAGTTAATAACATCAGGTGGCCAGTATCCTTCAGGCGTATTGTAATCATATAACTCAGTCATACCTGAAGGGTATATTAATACTCTAGCCGTTCCACAACAACCCGACTCAGAATAATTAGGTATATTCCTATCCAAAGTTAGTGTATTACCTGATACTGATTGTATTTTATAAGTTAAAATTGGAAAGTTTGCAGTTAACCCACTATTACATGAACCAACCCCATCATAATAAATCGTAGCAAAATGACCGGAAAATGTTACTCCTGTTGTTGTAGAACAAAAATCGTCTGTTAATGTTATAGTATTACCACTATTTGAACAAAGGTCCAAAATGTAATTAGAACTAATAGTGTATGCTGAAGAAGTTTTTGCCGTCCATGAATTAGCCGAACCACTAAAAAAGCCTCTTGGTGCTGCTGTGTTGAATACCGAATAAATTTGTGAGTCCTCAAACGCTAAACCATATGTATTGCCAGATGAACCAGATACATAATATGGATATTTTATATGCATTTTATTTGTCTCTGGATTCTGACTAGAATTTTGAGCATTATATGCGGCCTCTATTATATTATTGTTTGTTTGATTATAACCTGGTATCTGATTATATAGCACTTCACTATCCCCAATTTGGAAATAACGAATATCTAGTTTACCTTTAGATAGCTTTAATCTACCGGTATCTGTAAACCTTGTATTTAATAGACCTGATGTATTTTTTATTATATATGCCATAACGATAAATATCCTATTTAATGTAAATTATTAGCCACTAGGTGGGTTATTAGGGTCTTGCTGCGGTATTTGTTGAGGTATTTGCGTGGTACTCTCAATTATTGTTGTTGGTTGAATTATAACACAATCATTATCCACCGTAATATTTGACAAATAAGCATTTATCCCAACCGTACCTCTTGTATAACATAATGGATCGAATGTGAAGCCAGGATCAATATCTATTGTATATTCAATGTAACCAACAATATTTGATGTGTTATTACCTGTTATGGCTGTAGCAGAATATATATCATATGCAGCATATACATCATGTATCGGATTACATTGTGACGTAGATATATTGATGAATGGCCCACTATCTATTATTGACATTGTTTTTTGAATATTATTCACACTAATACTATGCCCTGTTGTTATAAAACTAACTGTTCCAGGCTCAGAATAGGTTTTAGTGTATGTTACAACATAATCAAACTCAATATTAACACCTACAGGCAATAATGATGTATCAATAGTAAAGTCGATTTTGTATTTTGTTAAGTCATTTATAGTTGTACCAACTCTATCCGGGCCAGCAGTAACAACCATCGGTAATTCATAAGTTTTTGGTTGAGATGGTGATAGTGTAACGTCACAACTAGTTGTATTACCTGATGAATCTTTAGCATAGACTGTATATGCCCCAGAAAATAACCCATTAAATATCCCAACATTAATAAAATTAACATTATCTAAAGAATATTGCCAAGGAGGATTACCACCAGTTGCCACCGAAGTTATTGACCCATCATTTTCGTTTACACATGATGGACTATTAAAATTACACTTTATACTATATGTCTTATCTGCACTTTGACATTGACCCTCTGTTGATTTACAACTAAAAAATTGAGCGTTATTACCAAAGACAAACCATCCTGTCAATGGGGTATCTTTCGGGTCTGAGCTTCGTATAATTAAGCTAGGATAATCAGGTATTGGGTCTAGCTCCCAATATTGATTTATAAAATTCCATCTGGCATAATAGTTTATCAGATTTATTGTCGTAAAATACTCAGGTTTACCATTATAAGAGTTGCCGTTATAACAAAATGTATATCTTTTAAGCGTATTTGTTCTTGAATTTGTAATTGATAAACAAAAACAAGGATATGTTTTAATTGGATCTGAAATGTTTATTGTATTATACAAGCCACATAAATTGTTATATAATAATATTTTTTTACTTGTATCTGGGACTACAACTAAAACCCCTGTTATTAACTCCGAAAAAGTTAATCCTGTAGCAAATTCTGTTGTTAAATATTTAGTAGCCAAACTACTAGATGATATATTATCATAATACACCGAAAAAGTTCCGTCAGGAGTTCCTGCTGTTATTGTTATATTAAATATCCTATTCATATTATGGTGTCGGAGTTGGCGTAGGTGTTGGTGTTGATGTCGGAGTAGGACTAACTGTAGGTGTTGGTGTTGATGTTGGTGTCGGGCTAGGAGATATTGTTGGTATTGAACAAGTGCCAATATTTAAAACAGACCCCAAAGAATTTGTTTGTATCCAATAAATACCGTTTGAATAATACCCTTCAACTACAGGCATTGTTAATTCATAATCATAATAAATGATATCCCCACTTTGCATTTCAAATATTTGTGAAACTGTTGACCAGTATTCTTTTGTTTCACCAGAACATGATGACAAGATAGTTGTTCCGCTACCTAATAACAAATAGTTAAGTTCACTAACAGAGCCAGAAAAAATACAATCTAATGGTTCTATTAATTCGCAGCTAACGGTTGTTATAAAGTCATAATATTTATCAGTAATTGTGGCATTATATGTACCTGCACTCAAGTTATATATTGTTGTACCAGTAGCTGTGGTATTATTAGGTAATGACCATACAACATAATATGGTGCTGTACCCCCAGTTATTGCTAAAGATAATATTCCACTATTAGGACTATTAACGTCAGGATTTATTGCAATACACTGAGCACCTAATGGAAATAATGTTATTGGTTCACATTCGTTATATGAAACCCCTGGTATCGGAGGTGGAGGTAATGGCGTTGGCTCTGGCCCTGGACATGGCAAGCATCCTGAATATGAACATGTCATACCAGATCCAGCATCAACCAAAGGTATATCATCATTTAGAATGGTAAAATATACCTTAATATCTGGCTCTTCAATAACTTTGTAACAAAAATTAATTGGCTTGCTGATTAATAAATTACCAACAGTGTATTTTGTTCCTGATTTTATTTTATATATTTGATTATCACAGCATCCTGTAACATAGCTACTTAAATTCATATAATTTATATTACAATTAAAGATTTTATCACACAATTATTCCCATCTAATACCCGGATACCAACTTCACTTAAATTATTGTATGGTTCTGGAACTAAAAAAGAATATGGTATGTCAGCATCATTTATTGTTGTAACGTATGCACACATGTTATATGTATTGTCACAAATATATACTGTGTATGGTTGTGTTCCGATTAAGTCTGTAATAGTTATCTCTTTCATATTATTTTAACTTACACATGTTCCCCAAACTATTGTCACAACAGTAGATCCTATTAATATTGTTGACCCACTAGACGGTATGGATGTTCCATTTATTTTTACATTATATAATGTGTATCTAATCGGAGTGCCTCCTCCTCCTGAATTCCAATAACCTGTTTTAGTGTCTGGAGTTAAAGATACTATCCCAGAATTACCAGTGTTAAATGTTACTAGACTGCTCAGATTATTATATTGAGCACCAGCAACACCTGATGTACAACCTATATCATCATAACCATCACCAAAAACTGTTGAAACTGTTAAGTTACCTGTTATAGGTGTATTTAGTTCCGCAACAAATATTGGGAACGATGAACTAGATATATTGTCCATTGTTAAATATAATGTTGGGATAACGTCTGTCGGTGTTGGTGTTGGTGTTGAAGTCGGTGTATTCGTAGGAGTGCTTGTTGGTGCCGGAGCAGGTGTCGAAGTTGGGCCTGTTGCCGTTGGAGATAATGTAGGTGTTGGTGATATCGTGCTTGTTGGTGTTATTGTCGGTGTAGGTGTTGGCGTTGGAGTTATTGAACAGTTATCACAACCTGGACCTAAAACCCATATTATGTCATTGAGGATAGCATTTGACGAATTACTTGATAATGACTCGTATGTTACACATTTTGAAACGCCATTTATTACACAATTAAATGTAACTCCAGTCTCAATTGATAATCCTGAAAATACCAATGAGTCAACAACATAGTATGTGTCTCCTGATATACAATCAACTAGTTTTTTTGTTTTAGTATCTGTAAATGTATCATCAACTAAAGTATATGTTACATCACCACTAAAGCAAACGCTATAACCCGTTATTGGTGTTGCCGTAGGTGTCGCACTAGGTGTTGGTGTAGGTAATGTTGTAGCACTTAAAGAAATACTAGATAACGAACAATCAGATGTCGGCGTTGGTGTCGGTGTTGGTGTTGGAGTAGATGTCGGTGTAGGGCTTATTGTTGCTGTTGGTGTTGGTGTTATTATCTCACAATTAAAATACGCATTAAAATCAAAATCGTCGCATATTGCAGGTGTTGGCGTTGGTGTTACAACACAAACTCCTTCTGTTAATTCAGATAATGAAATGTCTGGGCAATTTTCGTAACAAGGAACTTTACCAAATAAAAAACAATCTCCACCCAAACTATCAGATAAACACCATTTATACCCTGTATTATATAAATACCCTATTTGATCTGTACCCCCAGTATAATACGCATATCCATTATAGTTACCAACTTTATTATAGGTCCCATCATTATCAAAATAATTATTAGTATCTAAGCAATATTGGTTAATCGGACATTCAGGCCCTATATACGTAGGTGTCGGTGTTGGTGATGGTGTAGGTGTAGGCGTTTGTGTTGGTGTAGGTGTAGGGCATGTTATGCAGCCTTCACAACTAACTTGCTGGACAAATATACCTGTTGTCCCATCATATACTGTTCCTCCACCTAAATTATCTATATAGGTGCAACCAGTATATCCTGAAACAGTAACGTGATAAAAGTTAGAAACTAATTGTGCCGGAATACCACTAACTGTAAATGTTATGCCACTATCACAACAATCCGTAAAATTGTATTGATAACTAGCACAGGCTGGACTACAACTCATGTCAGTTAATGTTATTCCAGAATATGAGTAATCGTCATTTAAACAAATTGGTGTACCAATAGTAGATCCGCTTTGGAAATAACCGCAACAATCTGTATATTGCCAGGAGCTAGAATTAGTTACACCAGATAGACAAGCCATGAATAATGTTTTATACTATAAATAACTAGAATTTAATTTTTTTGATAAAATCAATGAAAAATAATAAGCTAATTTATTTAATTTTGAATTAAAAAACATTATTTTTTTAACAAAAAATGAAAAAAGTATTCCTAGATTTATCCGAAGCAAAAGGCTTAGGTGATACGCTATCAGCAACCCCTGTTATTAGGAAATTAAAAGAATCATATGGTTCCAAAATATATGTCATAACGAATTATCCTGAGTTATTCCATAATAACAGAAATGTTGAAAAAGCTTATTATGTAAATGCAATTAATATAGAAAATGTAAAATCAACACAGATATATCATTCATCATTCAATAATGTTGGTAAGAAAAATGAGTTTGGTGTTGAATTTAAAAGTAATGTATGTGATATAAGACAATATCATGCTATGACGCTTGGCTTTCAATTATCTGAAGATGATTTGTATACAGAATATGAACCCGATGAATATATACCAATTGATGGACTACCAGAAAAATTCGTTTTAATCCATCCCGCAGAAAATTGGCCCTCAAGAACCTGGGATAAAGACAAATGGGCCGATCTTGTTAATTTATTATGCGGAAATAATATAAATGTTGTTATTACAGGTAAAAACACCGAGGAATATGGATTTTTTCACATTACAAAAAAAATATTTAGCATAAAACAAGACTTGGTTTTAGATTTATCAAACAAAAGTAATATATCGCAAACCTGGCACTTAATTGATAAATCTTCTTGTTTTGTAACAATGGATTCAGGACTGCTGCATTTAGCAGGAACAACAGATGCCGAAATAATTCAACTCGGAAGCTCCATAAATAACGAATTTAGAGCCCCATATAGATATATGTCACAAGATTACAAATACCATTATATCTCAGGTCCTTGTGGAATATTTTGTGCTTCAGACATGAAATATGGTGTTAGAGAATGGGGTACAATACATGGTGTTCCCCCATTAATTGGCTGCTTAGAAAATAAACCTGAATTTGAATGCCACCCATCGGTAATTGATGTTTACGAAACAATTATGAAAATCATATGAATAATAAACTTAAATTTGATAAAGCGTATATTTTGTATGCAACCGAAAATTATTTTCCAGTAATAGAATGTACTATAACTAGTATTAGGAAGTTCTCTAAATTACCGATAATAGTTTATTCTATAAATAAAAAATTTGAAACATCTAATAATGACGTATATTGTGAAGTAATGTATAATATACATTTAAGGCATAAAAATAATGATGATTTATACATTAAAGGATTGGATGAATCTAATTTTTATATTAAAAGAGAAAACCCTCACATATATTCAATATTAATCCAAAAACCATTTATAACAATACATGCCTTAGAAAATTATGCTAAAACAGTATTCTTTATTGATGCCGACTCAGTTATATTCAACAATATTGACATTTTTTTTGATTTATATCCAGAAAATGAAAATATTCCTTATTTTACCAAAGGCATTTATGATTTTTTAGCATATAACGAAATTGGTCATGAAGACGGTTTAGAAAATACCGTTGAACACAAATTATGCGAATTATTGAATATTGATCAATCATTTAGGCTAAATACAAGTTATAGGCAATCTGGTTATTATATATCAGGCCAGAAGAGTATACCATTTTTAAATGAATGGTATATTACTTGCGGAATGGATATAATATTTAGGAACCATGCAATTTATGCCCCTTATAACGAAGAAACCGTATTAAACTGCTTATTATGGAAATATAAAATAGATAAGGGTTTGCCTTTAATATATGTTAACGGATCGTTAGATAGAATTGATATTATCAATGATAACAAAAATTATTTAGGTATTGAAAACGAAATACAAGAATGGTTTAAACTACCTCCCCAGAAAAATTCTGTGTATTTTATACATGGTGAAAAAAGACCAAATATTATTATGGATATGATAAATAAAATTGATGAAATAAAAAACCGAGATAGCGGAAAAAAAACAAATATATTGTATTTAGCCCCTCATTTATCAACAGGTGGTATGCCAGCTTTTCTACTAAAAAGAATTGAGGCCATAAAAAAATACTATAATGACGAATTTAATATTTTTGTTGTTGAATATACAAATTATGGCGATGCATTTTCAGTGCAAAAAGATATGATAAAAACTATGATCGATTCTGATAAGTTTTATTCCTTAGGATATTTAGGTGAACCTATTGATAATAAATACAAGTTATTGGATATTATTAAATATAATAATATAGACGTAGTACATATTGATGAACCAATTGAAGGCTTTGACTCATTTAATCCTGTGCCAAGAGATTTAATTAACCTACTATATTCTGAGGACAGATCTTGGAATATTGTCGAAACATGCCATAATGTTGTATTTAATCCTAAACAATCAAAAGAATTTCATCCTGACGCATATGCTTTATGCTCAAAATATCATAAAAATGTAACTTTTGCTGATGAAAAAGAAATTTTAGAGTTAATTGAATATCCGATTGAAAATTTCAAAAAAACAAAAGCTGAAAAATTAAAAGCGCAATTAAGTTTAAATTTAGATCCTGAAGTAAGACACGTATTAAATGTCGGTATTTGGACACCAGGTAAAAATCAAAAAGAATTCGTAGAAATTGCAAAATTGTTTGAAAACAATAACAATTTACATTTTCATGCTATTGGTTCCTTAGCACCTAATTTTGAAGACTATTGGGGCCCAATTGTTGAAAATTTACCTAAGAACATAACTGTATGGGGTGAAAGAAATGACGTTCATGCATTTATGGCAGCTTCTGATGTTTTAATATTTAACTCAACATTTGAGTGTAACCCAATAACTCTAAAAGAAGCTATATCTTTTGGATTGAAAATATTAGCAAGAGATCTAAATGTTTATTTAGACACATACTCACAATATATTATACCAATAGATGATAATATTTTAGACACAAAAAATAAATTAGAAAAAATTGTAAATTCAAAATTATTTTCATATACAGCAACTAATGAACAGAATTCTTTTGCGGAAAAACATGTTAATTTATATCTAAATTTAAAAAACAAAGAATCCAAATATAAATTAGATATAGCTCAATCATTTGTTGGTCAACCTTATTTTGAAATAAAAGGAAAGGATAATAACACATATCACGTAGAATTTATTGATGAAAATAACACACTTGTTTATTCTGAAAATATCACCACAAATACTTGGATAAGACTTAACCGAAAATATTATACAAAATGGAAAACTAATGTATCTATTGATGATAAAATTATATATTCAAAAACATTATCATTAAAAAATGAAAGAGTTTATATCGCATTCGATAGTAACTCGTTAGGCGATACAATTGCTTGGATGCCATATTGCTTAGAATTTAAGAAAAAACACAATTGTTATTTGATTGTATCAACATTTTGGAATAAATTATTTGTTGATGTTTACCCTGAAATTGAGTTCGTAACTCCTGGTGATATTGTTTATGACTTATACGCGATGTATAACATAGGATATTATTATGATAATAATAGTGCCCCAGAAAACCCTCAAATAATACCCTTGCAAAAGGTGGCAACAAACATTTTAGGATTAAATTACCATGAAATTTCTCCAAGGATTAAATTTAATCCGGGGAAAAGACCTATTGAATCTAGATACGTTACCATAGCAACAGATTCTACAGCCCAACTAAAATATTGGAATTATCCTAGAGGTTGGGAAATACTTTGTGAGTATCTTCAAAATTGCGGATATAAAGTTATCTCTGTCTCAAAAGAAGCGTCTAAAATTAATGGGGTTATAAACTTATCCGATACATCAATAGAAAATACTATGAATGTGATTCATCATAGTGAGTTTTTAATCGGTTTATCTAGCGGTCTATCATGGCTTGCTTGGGCATTAGATAAACATGTTGTTATGATCGCTAATTTCACGGATGAGGACCAAGAATTTAAATCAAATTGTACTAGAATTATTAATAAATCAGTATGTAACAGTTGTTGGAATAACCCATTATTTAAATTCGACAAATCAGATTGGAACTGGTGTCCAGAACATAAAAATACTCCTAGGCAATTTGAATGCCATAAATCTATAACGCCAGATATGGTGTTTCAAAGAATAAAAAAAGACATATTTAAGTATGAAAATTGAGGTATCAATTGGAGAAATTGTAGATAAGTTATCTATTTTACAAATAAAAAAAGAAAATATATCCGATGTTAATAAATTGTATAACGTAAATAATGAATTTAGTTATTTACATGATATTGTATTCAATGAGCTTAAAATCAGTGATGACGATTATTATAATCTTTTAATTATTAATAAAAGCTTGTGGGATATTGAAGATCATATACGAAAAAAAGAAATCGATAAATCATTCGATGATGAGTTTATCGATTTAGCTAGAAAAGTTTATATTACAAACGACAAAAGATCCGTTATAAAAAAAGAAATAAATATAAAATATAACTCATTATTTGTTGAAGAAAAATCTTACAAATAAAAAAAAATGTGGCAGAATTAACTGCCACATTTTTTTTATGATAATATAGTGAAAACTAATTGTGGATGGAAATATAATGTATATTCACTTAAAGCTACGCCAATTATCTGTACTACGTCATCTTTGGCTGATGGCGGTGTTGTAGTTATATTTCCTGCTGTAGTACTTAAATACCAAATAGTATTAGGACCACCATATGCTCCAACACCTGAAGACACTTTTGTTACAAACCCGTGCATCAAAAAGTTTCCTGCTGCACCACTACTTAAGCTTGTTTCAAGACATAAAGCTATTGCAGGAGCTGTAGAGCCCGTATCTGCGTCAGCTTTTTTAAATTGACCAAGTGTTGCGTCAATATATACAACATCACCAAACGCTAATGATTCACCAGCAGTAAATCTGGTTATCATACCCCAACCCGCAGAGCCTGTTGTTCCTGTTGAAATTGGGTATATTGAGGTTATACCTGTAAGTGCTGGTGATGTTCCCGAAGTGCCAGATGTTCCACTCGAACCTGATGATCCGCTTGAGCCAGAAGACCCTGATGAACCACTTGAACCTGAAGAGCCAGAAGATCCTGATGTACCAGAAGATCCCGACCTACCGGATGTACCTGATGTTCCACTCGAACCTGATGATCCGCTTGAGCCAGAAGACCCTGATGAACCACTTGAACCTGAAGAGCCAGAAGATCCTGATGTACCAGAAGATCCTGACCTACCGGATGTGCCTGATGTACCACTCGAACCTGATGATCCGCTTGAGCCAGAAGACCCTGATGAACCACTTGAACCTGAAGAGCCAGAAGATCCTGATGTACCAGAAGATCCTGACCTACCGGATGTGCCAGAAGTACCAGAAGAGCCTGACGAACCGCTCGAACCAGATGAGCCAGAAGAGCCTGATGACCCGCTTGAACCACTCGAACCAGATGAGCCAGATGTACCAGAAGAGCCTGATGACCCGCTTGAACCACTCGAACCAGATGAGCCAGATGTGCCAGAAGAGCCTGATGACCCGCTTGAACCACTCGAACCAGATGAGCCAGATGTACCAGAAGAGCCTGATGACCCGCTTGAACCGCTCGAACCAGATGAGCCAG